CGGCGTCTTCACGGCAGGCGGCGGCGCGTTGTTCTGCGGCGCCGGGGGCGCGCCACGCTGCTGATCGGAGCTTGGCGTAAAGTCGGGATCGTCCCCGGTTTCAATGCAGAAGGCTTGCAGAAGCGCGTATTTCATCGCGGCCGTCATGGCCTTGTTGCATGTCTTGTCGCCGTGGTCCATCGCCTCGCCGACCACCATGATGTCTTCATGCTCGGCACTCGGCCCATGCGTCAAGCGATAGGTCATCACCAAAATCACGTGGTTTTGGCTCTTGCCGCTGTTGGTCACGAACTCGCCGCGATGCTGCAGCGTTGCATTGATGGGCGCCATCGAGAGGTTGTTCTCGATCATTGCGGGGTTAATCTTGCTCAAGATTTCGGCAATCGAGGCAAACGAGTACGGCAGCCCCTTGCCTTTTTCCTTCTGCACGTAGCCAGCGCAGGCCATGATATTGTTCTTTGCAGCCACTAAGCCGGTGACGGCTTGCGCGCTCTTGGTATCTTTCGCCATTGTGTGTGTTCCTTTCACTAAAAGAATTTAGCCAGTACAGCGCGCCCTATGCACGCTGCTTGCGAAGCGCGTAGTAAGGCGCGCTCAGCTTTGTAATCTCCGACGACCAGCCCGGAAGCCAGTGATTCGTTTCGTAGCACTCGCGCAGGTCACGCAAGCGCTTGGCGTTGGTGTAGGCGCCAAGACTCAAAAAGTCATCGTCCAGTTCGTAGATGCCAACCTCGTAGGGCGGCTCTTTCGCGCAGGCGACAAAGACAAACTGAACATCGTTGACGTTGACGCCAAAGGCTTTCGCGACCCCGTGGACATAGTATGAGGCCTGCGTGTGATACCCGTAGTTGTACGCGCTCCGGGTAAACTCATCAGGCGTTGCGTCTGTCGTACTTTTGATGTCCACAATTGTCAAGCGCTCACGCCCAAAACGATCCATTTTGGCGCGGCACCTGATGCCGGTGGCTACGTCGATCCAGCGGATTGCCTGCTCGTTGACCGCTTCGCCTTCGTACAGAAGCTCAGCCGCTTTCGCGTTGGCACGGATTGCCTTGCAGATGCCGACGATCATCGCAGCCTCGTCTTGCGTAATGATTTCTTTGCCCTCGTTGGCCGCAACGAAGGCGTCGTAAATCTCCAGTCCCTTTTTGCTGTTACGCTTGGCGTCTTCCGGCTTCACGGCGAACTGCTGCCGAAACTTGCTCGGCTCCAAAGCCGCTACGTGCAACGCGCGGCCTGCAAGCAGCGTGCGCGTTGTCTCGTCGTCGGTCAGATCGTTCGAGACGAAGCGCTGCTGATACAGATTCGGCGAGGCCCCGAACACCTTGAGCATGCTGTGCGACACGGTCTTGCGGCACGCATAGTACATGGCGTCGCCGACATCCCAAACGCCTTCGGCGAAGTCGATCATTTTTTCTTCTGCTCCTTCGGGCCTTTGAAGTACGATGATTTTTGAACGGTACTGCGTGCGCTTGATTGTGTCGGCGACACAATGCAAGAGCTTGCAGGCGGCGGCAGCAGGTCGGTGAGCGGCACTTCCAAGACGACGCACAGCGCCACGAGCCGCGAGGCCCGCATCTCCATGCCAAACTCAACATACTTTTGTAGCATGGCCGCGCTAAACAGACCGCCAGAACGCTCCGCAGCAGTGCGGTAATCAAGCGACTTGCGCTGCATGACCTGCTTGATGCGGCTAGCCAACTCTTCGGAAAAACGACTGCGATCATCGAAGCCTCGTGGCTTCGGCGTGCTTTTGTTTGCCATCTCACAACTCTCCAAAAAAAGCGGCTAAAAAATTTTAGCCGCTATAGGTAAACCGCTCTGCCATTAGAACGGGATGTCTTCGGCGTCCATGTCACCGTCGCCGTAATTCGGGTCGTACTGCGCGTTGGACTGCGGGGCCTGCTGTTGACGGCGCTGCTGGCGCGGCGAGCCGCCTTGGTTATTCTGCGCGCTGCCTTGTGGCGCGTAGCCGCCTTGGGGCTGCCCTTGTTGCCCACCTTCCACGGGCGGCTTGAGCGACTGGAATCGCTCCACAATAACAACGAGCTTGGTGCGCTGCGCGTTGGTATTGGAGTCGGTCCACGACTCCATTGACAGGCGCCCCTCGACGTACACTTGGTCGCCTTTGCGAAACCACTCGCTCCACTGCGTGGCCATCTGGCTGTTCTGCGAATTGAAGGCCTTGAGGTCAAGCCAAATCGGATGATCGACCCAATTGCCTTGGCTGTCCTTCTTGCGCTCGTTGACGCAGAAGCCGATATTGGCTACCGCGCCGCCGTTCGCAAAGGTCTTCAATTCGACATCGCGCGTCAGGCGCCCAATCAAAATCAACTTGTTGGCGTTGGCCATGTTACCAGCCCTTTACTTCTTCACGGTGCCCGCAGGCGTCACAGCTACGCACTGTGCCTGCGGCCACCACCTTAAATTCACCACAACTCACGCACGGCCTCTTGTGATAGCCGGTTGGCGTCATGCGCTGCGCTGCTTTAATATCTACTGGAGGCGCGGGCGCGTCCATGTCGGTAGTATCTGCCCACGGATCAGTAAGCGCGCTCCACGGATCAAAATTAGTATCGACCGCATAGCGCGGGTGCCTCGCAATAGCCTCTTGCGCTTTTGCCCGAACATCCGGGCGTATGTGCAGGACGCTCGCATTCCAGATGGCGCCGCTCTTGACATCGCGAACCATTAGCACGTTGCCAGCCACGGATAAAATCTGCATTTGCGATTCTTGCCCGGTCGGCCCCTTGCAAGGCCACAACTCAGTCCCGTCAGCGCCAATCACAGGCACATCAAAGGCCGAGTCCAAGCGGCGCGTATCGCCGCCCTGCTCTTTGACAGTATTCGCGAACTCTGCTTGTAAGTCTTCGGCTCTGACGGTGCGCACAGGCGCCACGGGCACGCCGAAGCCACCAAGCCCACTGGCATTGCCGGGGCGAAATTTCAAGAAACGAACCCCGCTGTCGTCGCTTGCAGCGCCTTCGGGCGGCGAAGCTCCAAGATGCTCCACGAGCATGCTCAGCGCCTCGGGCGAGCGTCCTAGCCAATGCGCAAACACAGTCAACACGTCCGTGGAGTTTGTCAGGATGCGCGCCACACTTGCGGCCGCATTCTCGTCAAGCGTGCGCGTATACCCATGATTCATCGCAAGCTCAGCGCCAAGACGCTTGAGCAAGTCCACTAATTCCATAGGCCTCATACAGTCCCTCACTAAAATTATTTAGTCGCCTTCGTCGGAACAGCGTCAGCCTTGGCGCGGTCGCCAAGGTGAAACATCGCGACAAGGTACATCAACGCATTATCGACGCTCGCGAACGTCTTGGCTACATCGCCGTCTTCATGCCGATAGCGGATAGCTACATACTCGGCGCTGTAGACGCGAATCATGCCGCTCGCGCGGTGCGCCCCACGCTTCTCGGCGACAGGCGTGGTATCGTGCAACGCCACCGCGTAATACTTGCCCGATGTGTGGCGCAGCACATCCTCGCTTTCGGCCATCTTGATGTTGCGCAACAGGCTAGCAATACGCTCGCAGGCCAATTGCCGCTCGCTCGGCGGCTCGGCGACTGCCTTCTCCACGGGCTTCATGGCAAACGGCATCGGGATTGCCGCCGCGCGCTCGCCAGCCTCTTGCTCAACAAGACACCGCGCCTTGTCGGCCTCAAAGTAAAGCAGGTCGTAATCGTTGCGATCACACTCAAATGAAGAGCAGCGCCCCGACACGAACTCGCGCACGCCGAAAGGCAGTCGATACATGAGCATGATGTCGCCACGGAGCTTGCCCCACACAAGCGAAAGCGCATCACTATTGGTCACAACCACACGCTTCATCGGCTCCCCTCAATACGGCGGCATTGCACGCCTCGGACTCTTGATGGCAAATAAGCTAGGCGGCAATCGAAGCTCGCGAAGCAAGGCCTCGATAAACTCCCAGCTATAAATAGGGCGCTCTTCCGGCATAGCTCCAATCGACTCCCATACTATCGGCCTGTAATTCACGTTACGATTGATGAGCAGCCACTTTTTCTCGACGCTGTCTTGCATCGGAAAATCCCAAGACATTTGAAACACTGCAACGGAAGAGACATTACGCTGGACGTTATTTGCCCCCGTATCGCCGCGCGTGATGCACTTGTGCATCATTGTTTGCACCGCGCCGTCGTGCAAATTCCACACCGGCGAAAAACCATACGCCTTTCGCCACGTAGCATGTAAGCAAGGCAGGTCGAGAAAGCAGCCAACAGCCTTGTGTTGGCGCGGGCGCGGGTCGGCACCTCTTGCCATAATCTCATCGGCGGCGGCGTTCCACACGCCCATATCGTCGATCCAGTCTGGCAGGCGATAATACAGCGTCGCCCAAAAGCCTGCCAGCGAACACGTCTGCACATGCCTGCCTAAAAATCCGCGATCTACTTTTTCTATCGACGCGATCAAATCCATTGTCGCTACGCCATGCCTCTTGATAGCATTAGGGTCGCTTACTCGATGCCAAGTATACGGGCCTTGATAGCCGGGGCAATTTCGCGGCACGACTGCCCCCCACATCATCGACACGCCTTCGCGCACAGCCCCATTGGTACGCAACTTCTTAATCTGTGCGGCGTCAAGCTCCAAGAATCCCTGCAAGTAAAACGGTCGCATGCGCAGCCCCTTATTGATGAGCCTCGCAAAATTCACGCAGCCCCTTCGTCGTCGGCTTAATGCCAAGGCGCTTGCACGTCGCTGCAAACGTATGGCCGCTGGGGAAGCCGTAGCCGCTCTCTACAGAGAGGCGCACGCTCGCAACAAAAGCGCTCACGTTGTTGCGCACCTTCTCGGCGTACATTTCGGGATTGGCGGCGATACTCTCGCGCAGCACTTCCTCGTAAACACGCAGGAACTCGTCCATTGGTTAGCCTCACTAAAAAGTTTAAGCCACTTGCCTCGGTTCGTCTGTGTAATCAATCTAGCCTGCACTCGCGCTCTTGTCAACTATTTTTCCAAGAATAATTTTTGACGTAAAAAAAGCCAGTGACCAAAGTCACTGGCTTTGCGGCTGCACTGCACCTGCTAGACGATGAGTTCGCTCGCGGCCAACTGCTCAAGCGCCATGTCGGCGCAGAGGCCTGCGGGCAACGGCTCGTGTAGATCAATTTCGATGGTGTAGACGCCTTGCCACTTCCCGTCGATCATCTGGTAATCGTTGCGCGGGTCGCTTGCCGTCGCGGCACTAATGCCCAGCGACACCAAAACACGCTCGCACATCACTAGCGCTTCATCGGCGCTGCGGTCGGCAGACAGGCAAACAAATTCGGGCGGCGCGTCATTCGGGAAGGCGATGTGGTAGCCGTCCCCGCGCAGCACTGGATTGGTGGCGTACAAGCCACAGTCAACACGCACTTTTACGGCCATTGCTTCTCCCCTTTCTGTTGAGCGTGAAATTACCATAGCAGGACGCCGCGCGGGCTGTCAAGGTTCACGCGGCGGATACTGGTTAAGTTTTTTAGTTCTTTAAGACTTCAAAGAGCTTTAAGACTTTAGCTTTGTTCTAGTCTTTAGAGTCCGTGGAATAGGTAATAACTAGGCTCTTAATAGAGACTATAGACTAGAACAGAAGCTATGGCCAGCTACTTCCAAGGCCACTTTTGGTTTGTAAAATTCCATACCGTAGCTAGGCGCTCCTCGAAATTTTCACTTTCCACGGGCACATACGGAATGGCGCAACAGTCTAGCATCACGCGCGCCCCGCCGTACCACCGATTAAGCTCGTCCCATTGCAGCCACATGGAACGCTCTTGCGTTTGTTGCGCCGCCTCAACCCCTTCTCGCCACGGCGCAAACAAAAAAACCAAGGCGTCGGCTGAGCAAAGGCTTGCGCCATAATCGGCGAACTCTTGTGTCATGTAAATAGAGTGAGCGGCGCGGCTCTGAAACGACGCGTAAACAAGCACATCAATGCAGCGGTCGCTAATAAAACCGCGCCCTTGGTCGGCTGCTTTCTCATTGGCTAGCTGTGTTGCGAAGACGGCGTGCTGATAAGTGGAACTTGCTTCGTCGTTGCGGTCACGTACCTGCTGCGGTGTGCAGCCAAGCGCTGCCAAAACTTGCCGCGCTGCGCTCGGCACCTGTGGCAATCCAAGGCGCTTAGCAAGCTCGTTGGCCACGCTTGTCTTGCCGCTCGCGCTGGGACCGCAAAAATAAATTCTCATTCTTTCCTCGGCTAAAAGATTTTAGTGATAGTGTATAGGCATACACTGTGAACTAAGTTACATTTCAGTTATCTTTGTCTGCGCACGATTAGGCGCCTATCTGATTAGCGTTTACTGGAGCCACGGCTTTGTTTGCTGGGCTTTCGTTCTCCAGCCTAACTAACACAGGCCGCAACGTTGCGGCCTGTTAAACGCAATCCTACGCGATGTAAAGATAGGTAAAATAATCCTAGTACGCAATCTATTTCTTGGCGGCGACAAGCAGGCTCCAGCCGAGCGCCCGAAAGCGACTAGGCATGCTCTCAGTAAGGCGACGCGCGTGATGCGCTGAGTGCCACAAGCCGACCATCGAGGCCTTGTCTTCCCACCACGCCAGAGGCTTGATGGCCGAATTGCGATGCGGCGCCCCTTCTGTGCGCAGAACAGCCACCATGATGCCGCCGGGGCGCAACACGCGCGCAGCCTCTTCCAGCGCCACCATGACTTGGCTTTCGCGCATCTCGTGCAGGCACATACTGGAATGGTGCAGGTCAGCCACTTCATCGCGGACCATGTGCAGGTTCATGGCGTCGCCGACAAACAAGCGGCACGCTGTGAAGCGTTCTCTGCCAAGGCGAATCATGTACTCGTCAACGTCGATGCCATCGACCTGCGCTCCTGCTTCGGCCAAGCTCTGTGTCAGCGCCCCGCACGCGCAGCCGACATCGACAGCATATTTGCCGTCGAGCGCTAACACGTTCACTAGCCATCGCCCGTACTCTTTCTGCCAGTCGCCGTAGGCCATGTAGTCGAGGCCTTCTTGCTTATTCGCGTCGTAGTACCAAGAATCTTTGTGGCTGCTGCACTCTTCGACGGCGGCAAAATTTTCTTCGCCTAACGCCTTGCCGACCTGTCGTAATAGCTCCGAATCTAAGTCGTCGTAAACGGCGTGATTATAATGATCTATAAAATAAGCCAATATCTCTGGTTTATCGGCAGGCGCAATCTGCTTACGCGGGACTAGGTGCAACGTGCTAGGGCTGGGGTCATGAAATTGAATTGGATGGTGCCCGGTCCACACAGAGATATTGAGCGTGTCGCAAGCGCTGGCTACCTTGCCCGGCCCGGAGTCTATCCCGACGAATAGCGAGCTAGCTTCAATGAGCGCCGCGATCATGGCGGCGTCGCCACTGCCGAACTCACCCCACAGGTCGCCCGCCCCGACGCTTGGCTTGTGGATAGCCTTTCCATCGGGTAGTGGCGAGCGATTGTCCCAATCAAGGATAACCGGCACAAAGCCACAGGCTAGCAGCCGCTTACAGAGCTTGCCGATAGTGCTGTGGTTCAGGTTTTTCTTGGCGGCACTCGTGTTGCCTTCGTAGTGGATGATGACTGAATTGAGACGTCCGTCGCGGCGCTTCGTGGCGCCTGCTGTCTGCACGAGCCAATCGTGCGCGCGCTGGTAGGCTGCAGCGCTGTAGCGAATCTCGTAGCGTGCGAGCGTTTTGTCGTAATCGACGCGGAACTCTTCGGCTAGCGAGTTGGTGACCTTGCTATTCGGCCGATCTGTGTAGCCGTTGTAGTTCTCATACCACATCACGTCGAATTTGTTGTGGTACGAGCCTTCGTCAATCTTGGCGTTGTCGATCCCGTCAATGAACACGTTCTCGCACAGGCCAACGAAGGCGCTGTGCTTGCCGCGTGTTGTGAGGATGTCGATGGCCCAATCGCTACGATACTTTTTGAGATGCCTCAGCACTGACGTGAATTGCATCACGTCGCCGAGGCCATGAAAAAATTTGATCAGCGTTCGCTTCGGTTGCATTGCCTGCTCGCTTGCTAAAAAATTTTAGCCGCCAAGAAGGCCAAGGCGACGCTTGGCGTCGGTGTCAGCCAACAGCGCACGCATTGCAGCCTCGTCGGAGCTTAGCCATAACTCGCCTTCGACCCGCTTGCGCAGCGCAAACAAGACGCAGGTGGCCCATGAGTTTTCGGTACCACTCTTGATATGGACCGCGCCGTCGCCTTGGTAGTCAACGATGTGATCCTCAAACGTGTCCCCAAAAAACCAATCGACTGGCGCCATTTCGTAGCCTGCGCGGTATGCGAGGCTTTGCAGGTCCATGACGTCATGCGCGGTCATGAAGCTCGTGCCGCCTTGGCGAGGCATGCGCCCATCGGTGGAATACTCGGCCGTGTGAACGGCGATTCCACCGGGGCGCAGCACATTCATTTGGTTCAGCAGGAATCGCTTGGTTAGCCATACGCTGCCGCAGTGGTCTGCTGAGCAGACGCTCCACGAAAAATCATAGGCTTCACTCTCCACGGCCTGACGATGACTTTCCCCACGCAGCCAATTCATATCGACAATGCGCACGTCGATATTTTGCTTGCCTCGTAAGCGATTCATACCATTATGCGTTGTGCCCCAATCGTCGCCGAGTAGGTCAGTGGCCGTGATCTGGCAACCGTCTGTAACGAAAAGCTCGCTAAGAATTTCGTCGCCGACGCCGAAGCCGATGCCACGCTTGCCGTGACCGTAGCAGCCACTTGATTGAATAGTTTCAATAACAGCGGCGTTCTCCCAATCCTTCCGGTGAAAACGATCCGGGCGCAAGTTGATAATTGAGCGCCAGTGCTGCATCCACACAGAATCAAAATCACGGCGTGTCGTGAAAAAAGTCTTGAACATCATCTTTCTCCAAGTTGGTAAGCGTTGAGTGCAGCGTCGGCTACTTGCTCAGGCCGGATCATATCAAGGCATTGCGGAACAAACTCATTTTGCGAAACAACAGGCCTTTTGCACAGGGATTCATCCATTAGTCCCCACTGGCCTTTGGTCGCATTGCATTGCTCGCATACAAACTCTTCGAGCTTTTGATTGTAGTTTTGTTTACCACAAGCAGCGCATTTGATGTGGCCGCCAACATTGTCATTCAGCGCCACGGTGCGTGACAGCCAGCACGCGCCATTATTGCAGCATGGCAACTGACCGACAGTCGAGAACATGATCTGACGCGGGTAGGCCTGCCAAATAGTTGGCTCACGGGCGCCTGCAAGCAGCGCGTAAGGCTTGCCAAAGGCTGCGCACAAATGTTGCAAAAACGTCGATGGGCCAAGCCCGCCTCGTGAGTTATGAACAAGACGCATCAATTGGCGTACATCCGTTTGGCCGCGCAAGTCAACAACATGATTGAGCGGCGCGTGCGTATGTGTTGCTTCAAGGCTGCCGATCTGCACGAACAGCACTTTCCCGCGCAGCCGATCAACAACGGCTTGATAGTTGCTCGCGCCCCAAAACTTAGCCGTGAAGTCTGATTTATAGCCTGCGTTCACGATCATGTACGGCGTCGCGCTGCCCGTAAGCTCTTGCACCTGCGAGGCCCATCCCATCTCTTCGTGTGACAGGTAGAGCCGTGGAGTGTTGACGAGGCACGGCAGATTAACCCCGAGCGCGGCGCCGACGCTGTCACAGTAGGCTTCCATGAAATGCAGCGGGCGCTGGTTACTCTGCTGAATTAACTCGTAGCGCAACTTAATTATTTTAGTCGTTTCGTCCGGCGTGAAGGACCGCACGTGCGGGTTGAATTGCCACATCGCTTGGCCTGCGCTCTGCACGTCAGTGATGTAGCGGCCCGGATAGGCCATGTGCAGCGACTCGATGGCGGCGCTTAGCACCACAGCGTCGCCGGGCGCGTGCCGATCAACGAGCACGACTTTCTGCGGCGCGTGCGCAACTGCTTGACCGCGCGGCGTATGGTGAATGCACATGGTACACGAAGGAAGGTTGTCTTTGTTCTGCGCGTCGTCACGCACGCACGCGCCGTAAAGGTCACAAGGGTGGCGCCACTTGCGCGGGCAACAATCTTCGCCGCGCACGAGCGGCGTGTCGCCAAAATACTCGCATGGCTGACGCCTTCGCGCCATCTCATCCATTGCGCGACGCGCCCTTTCGTCCGTATAGTAACGGCGACAGGTTTCACAATTTTGCATGTCCGGTTCAGCATGCAGTTCGACGCATGGTCTCATATTTTTACACAGGTTAGTAAAGCGTAAAATCGACTGAGGCGCCCGGCGCACAAGCGCACCCCGGAGCTACAATCAGGTCTGTTGAAACATTCCCCATCCCGCCAGAGTATACAGGAATGCACACAATCAGCAGCGCCGACATCGGAAAGTTACAGTTGTCCGAAATAACTGACACTTCGCAACTGCTTGTGATGGTGATTATGACGCCGCCGCCAGAATAGGTGAAAATGCTTCCGTTATAGGTCAGCGTAAACGATTGTCCGCTGATGCTTGGTGCGCATGCGATTGCGGCAAAGGTAATTCCGATTGTTCCCGGCATGCTATCGCAGCCACAAAAAATTGGCACTGGTGGCGGCGGAACATAAGAGCTAGAAATTTGCAAAGAGCTTGATGAATAGCTCGCTGATGCGCTCTCGGATTCCGAAGCAAACGAGTAAGACAGCGAATCGGAATCAGAAGAGTTTTCGCCTGAACTAGACATTGATTCGGAAAATGGCGACGCATCTGACGATCGGCTGCCAGAAAATCCACTTGATTGCATGCTGGCGCTATCTGAGGCCGAAGCTGATTCGCTCAAGGACTGGCTAGGCGACGCTGACTTGGATAGTGAGGCGCTGTCTGACAAAGACGCTGACTGTGACAACGATTGGCTTAACGAAGCGCTGGCCGATCTTGAAACACCAGAGCCTTCGCAGCAATGCAGCGCGTATATCGGCTTCCCTTCACGCGCGCCAACAAGCCACGCGATGTGCTTGGTGTTAACTGGGACGGGCTGCGCATTTGTTGAGTTGCTAGATGGCGATGAGCCGCCAAAATTGCAAGGCCCCGCTGCATACACAGGCAGGCCGTTGCGCGCGCCCACTAAAACGCCATCAAAGAATCCCGCGAGCGGCTTGCACTTACCTGCCACCGCATCAACGACGGGGTAGGCAGTGATTTGCGCAGGGTAAGCGCATTTACCATCGTCCGTCGTCAGTGTGCAGAGAACGGCGCCGTGCCAGCGTGAGGCCCCGGTCCAGAGCGGCCGCGCGTAAGAAGGCGCCCACCCGTCGCTGCTGATCGTGGACGTGGCAGAGTTCTGGCGTAGATACCATTGATACGAAGCCTTCGGCGCGCCTTCGTCGTCTACCATGTCGCAGCCATCTGTCTGCGGCTCACTCTTCCAAATGCAATCGCCTTCCTCAACGCCTGCATAGGTTAGCACGAGCATTTTCCCGCCCATGCTAACGCACTTGTCGCAGGTAGCATTGGCAAGCGCCGGAATCATTAAGCGGTATTGCCGTGGAGCGCCGTAGACTGCTGGTGGGCACTCGCATGTGGTATCAGGCGCTGCCTGCGAAGAGCCGGACGACGACGAGCCAGAGCGCGCGCACTGACGCGCCGCATAGACTGGCTTGCCGCTGCGTGCGCCTACCAAGAGGCCGCGAAAGTGATTGATGCGAGAACTGCTCATATGGCTAAATTATTTTAGTTGCCGATGCGAAGGATGTAAACGTCGCTGACAATGACCCAATCGCTTGCGTCAGAATTGTACGCAAGGCGCTTCCCCGGCTGCATGCCTTGCGAGTCAATTTCTTCGCTTGTAGGGACCACGACAGCGACTTCACTCCATGCAATTGGAGCATAGGCTTGCAGGTCAGTGCGATAGCGAACCGGAATTGGCTTGCGGTCAATCTCTAGTGGTTGGTAACCAACGCCGTTGAAAAGCGGGACGACAGATACCTCGCGCCCCGAAGGGTCATCAGCCCAATCTTTGATTGTGCCGTCCCACACTTGGACCTTCGCGTTAAACAAATTGCTCGATGCGTAAGCGGCTGCGCCCTCGGGCACCGTGAATGCCACAATCCGCACCATCAAAATTAGCGCCTCACGATGCCCCTTGGCGCTAAACGCCCCGTTGTGAACGCCTTCGGTGCCGTCAGTACGCACAGGATTGACAGCCATGCGCAGCGCTTGGCGTACTTCGTTCTCGCCGCGCGCCGTGATCGGCTCGCCTTGGCGCACATCGGAAATTGGCTTCATTACGCTGCACCGCCGAAAAGTTGTCGCATTTGAACGATGCCATAAATTGGGTCACCGTTGCCACGAATCATGCGCTCAAACTTCGTGTTGGCCCCGTTAGGTCGCAGGAAGTGATTCCACCCCTGCGCTTGTTCGGGCTTCTTGACTTCATCGAAATTGTAGCACTTCTCTTGAAACTTGTAAGTGAGCTTCCACCACGGGTAGCCGGTGGTGGAGAAAGTACGCGAGGCCGACGCGCCAAGAAACAACAGCGTTTCAGGATAGGCGCCCATGTACGTCGCTTTGTTGACGCGTCCAAGACAGCGCCGCACGGCGCCCCAATTCGGCTGCCGGACGAAATTCCACGTCGTCTCATGCTCGATGATCGGAATAAGAATCCCGACCTTGATGTCTTCGTTGACGCCGTAGCGCTTGTCGCCAGAGCCAGAGCCTTCGATGGCCGTCCCATCAGTGCCTACGGCCCAGCGCACGCCTTGCCCCGGCCACGTGAGGAACTCGCCAGAGTAGCTTGTGCGATGCTCAACGAAGGTGGTGTTCTCCGGGCTGCCGGGGCTGTCGTCGTTGTCGTCCCATTCGTTCGGCGCGTAGTTGATGGTAAGCAGTGCGCCCGTTGGATAGTACGACGTAATTCCGTTGGCCGATAGCCTTGGGTTGCCCGGATCGAAGGGCGCAATATCGACGCTCTGGCAACGCAGCCACGGAAAGCCCGGCATCGCAGCGTTGTACGGATAGCCAAAGCGCGCACCGGGGAATAGCTCGTAGATGGCTGCGTCCACCGATTCCCAAGGAATCTTGATGATGCGCTTGCCATGACCGCCCTTGCGGTCCATCGTCACTGTCGGGCTTCCTTCGTACTCTTCGTATACTACCGGCATTGCTTGCTCGCTAAAATTTTTTAGTTAAACACGACGCCTTTGTTCTGCATCGCTTGGTCGATGCGCGCCAAGAATCCGTTGGCTTTCTGTTGTTCATTGACAGCCATCTCAGCGGCCTTTAGTTGCATGCGCTCCATCTGCACTTGTTCTGACGGAATAAGCTGCTCTTGGATTTTCTTGTACATATCCGTCATGCCAGTAAACTCAAACTGAAACGGCTTGCGACTTACGTAATTGTTGTTAGCTGCGTCTGGCTTCTCGTTGAATTTATCAATGCCCTTTTGGCTCGGCAAAAGGTTGTGTTTGCGCATGAACTCCATCGTGATGTCCATCGCCTCTTTCTTGAGACGCTGCGTGCGGTCTGAGGCCCCGATGTTCGACTTGTCAACGACCTTTTGATAGGCCTCGTTGAAGGCCTTGCTCATCTGCCCGCCGATGGTGCGCCCGGTGCCATTCGTGCTAGGATCGAAGGCGTCTACGATTTGGTCCCACGCTTCCTCGGCGCCTGCCACCATCGAACTCCATGTCCCCGAAGCGACGGCGCGCATCTGCGAGAAAAAATCAATGATGCCGTCAAGTGCGCTCGACATGCGCCATTTGAAGTTGGACCAAAACACGTTTGCAGCGCCACCCATGTCGTCGAAGGCGGCAGACGTGAAGTCGATCATCATGGTGATATGGTCGATGATCTTGGTAAGAATCGGGAGAATCTTCGAGCCAATCTTTTCGCGAAGATTCTCAACCGACGTCTCGAACTTCTTAAAGGCTCCTTCGGGGCCTTTAGCAAATTCTTGGGCAGCGCCGCCGTATTGCTTGAAGGCATCCAAAACGAGCTGCTGTGCCCCTGCAAAATCGCGCGCTGCTTCGGCGTTTTTGATCTGGTTCTTCTGCGCTTGTGTAAGCATGATGCCGTATTCTTCGAGGCCTTGCTCCGCAACCTTCATCGGGTCATTAAGCGCGTCGCCAACAGCTTTCGCGGCGGCGGGTAGCTCCATGCCCATCGCAGCCGACAAGTCGCCAGCAGCTTTCAGGGCGCCCTTGAATTGGTCGCCTTTAATGTTCGGCATGCGCGCCAATTGCGTTTGCGCTTGCGTCACTTCCTTGTTGCCGAAGGCTGTGTCGCCACGGAAGGCCTCGTTCATCTTCTTCATCTGCTCTGGCGACCAGCCAGAGCGGCCCGGACCTTTCGCGGCGTATTTTAGCTCGAAGTCTGCTTTACTGGCTTCAACCGCAGCCGTGATGGCCTTTTTTAGCTGCTGTACGGCGTTTAGCGCTAACAAGGCTCCCGCTAAAATGGCCGCGAATGGACCAGCTTTGCCCAGCATGGTGCCGCCAAGCTCGCCGACTCCTGTGAGGCCTAGCGCGCCTGCAGCTTGCGACTTGACACTGTCTTTGCGGGCTTGTCTTTCGTCGGTGCGTGCTTTGGCCTCCCTCTCGCGTTCTTTTTGTGCATCCTTGCGTCTTTTGTCTTGCGCTTGCTCTGCCTGTCTGTCATTGCTGGCGCGCTGCTTGGCCGCATCTTTGTCGGCTTTCTCTGCGGCCTTTTGTTCCTCTGTTTTTTTTGGCGCCTTGGGTGCCGTGGAAGTAGATTGGGTTGGTGTCTTCGGGGCTTGCTGGGCCTTCTCGAATTTGACGCCAAGCGCCTGCGCTGCTGCACGGAGCTTGGCTTCGAGGTTGCTTGCAGCCTTACGTAAAATCTCGTCGGCTTTCTTGACGCCGTTCATCAACATGCCAGCAAAGTTTTTGGCCAGATTCGTGGTGGTAGGCGTCACGACGTTGACAGCCTTTTCAACTTGCTTTTTCAGACGCTCAATTAGGCCGCCACCAGTGCCAAGTGTCTTCTTGAATTTTTCCGCGAAGCCGTCAACAGACTTAAGCAGTTCATCGCGCAGGGCACGCCCAATGTTTTTGACGGCAGGCTTGACAATGCTATCGGCGCCGATCTTGCCGATAGCATCTTTCACCGCTGCCGGGATGGTCTTGATTTCTTTCTTGAACTCTTTCGTGTCGGCCCGAAAGATTACATACGCTTCGGCGACCTTGCTCATTCGTCATCTCCGCTAGCCGGAGATGATGACCCCCTCCGGGTGTTCATTACTGTATAGCTTGATCGGTTTCTTCGGCCCGCTTGCAGCCTGTGCGCGCGTGCTGATGGCTTCGCCGACGCCCATCGTTGATGCCCCGCCTAGCTCGCTTTCTTCGCGCGTGTAGATCATTAGCTGCGACAGCGTCAGGCGATTAACTTGGGCTGGCGTCCACTGATAGGCGTCGGCGAAGCTACGATAGATTCGGCGCCACGGGATGCCTCGGCTTGCATGGGGAGAGGCGCCGCCTTTTCGCTCTCCCCATTCGAGTTTCCCAGCAGGTCGGTGGCGCTGGCGCGGTCACGCGCTTCGATGACATTCTCGGCGCCCTGCTGCTCAACAAGTCGATCAACCAAATCTATCTGCACATCGGGGTAGGTCTTGCGCAGCATCAGGAGAATGGTGAAGCGCGCTCCGTCGAGCGTGTCGATCCACTCGCGCACTTCGGTGATGCTGAGCCGATCCGACTGGCGCTGTGCCCAATCTTTTTGATCCGCATAAGCACGCAAGGCCACAGCGTTGGCTTGCGCTGTCAGGCCTTCTTTTTCGAGTTCCTTAATCATCGGCATGGCCGTCTTGAGCGGACTAACCATGCGACGCAGTAGCTCGTTTTCGATGGCGGCAAAATCGGCCATCTCCATCGGCTTCAATTCGAGCTTGAGCTTTCGCCCTTGCTCGTCGGTGTAGTCCATGTAGACGCTGCCACCAGCGGCGTTTGCTAAAAGGCTCATGCAATCCTCGTGTATGGGCGACTAAAAATTTTTACTTGCCGTCAAGGGCAAACAGCCCCTCGCCGGGCGCTAGCACAGGCGCCGCCGCCTCGGCACCTGTCTTGATGCCGTTGTCCGTCACCTTGGCCTCGGGCGTTGCCTTCTCCGGGCGCGGGTCGCCAGTGCGCAGGATGCCAAGGTCGATAAGCTCTTTCAAGGCTTCCAGTGCGGCTGCGCGCGCAGCGGCCTTGATGTCGTTCGGCTGGCTGCCATTCAGCAAGCCGTCTTGGCGCAGAATGTCGGCGTTGTAGGTGCCCACAATGCCGACCTTGGCGACATCGAATGGCGTGATGTTCTCGACGTTGCCCTTGGTGAGCGGCAGGTCTTGCGGCGCCATCATTGGGGCCACGGGGTTAGTCCACGCGCCGTTGGTGGAAAACGTCGCTTCCCACGACACGAACTCGCCGGTATCAAGATCGACATTGATTTTGTAGTCGTCGATGACGGCGGGCACAGAGTAGAAGTAAGCCGCATTGAGGTAGAGTTTGAGCGTAACGTCGGTGCCGATGTCAATGACGCCGTGGTGCGGCGTCGTGAGGTCGTAGACACCGCTCATGGTGCCACTGCCCTCTTTGACGCCTGCGACGGTGCGCTTGTAGCCTGCTGTCTTGTTCGACGCATAGCGCGGATTGGTCGCCTTGGGGTTGAATGACCAGCCTTTGATTTCGCAAATGGCTGTTGACCCAATTTTCACGTCCCCGTCTTTTCCTGAAAATCCAACACCAGCCATGATAGTATCCCTTTTTTAGCCTCTTGCCGGAGCATAAAAAAGAACCGCTATTCCGGTGAGTGAATTGTCTTTTGTGACATCTCACCCTTATAGTAAATGGTCGCTGTCCAGTCGTCAAGCTCTTCCTCTCTGTTGTACTCGATATTGATAACTCGCATCGCTGATAAATTCATTTGCTGCGCCACCTGCTCGACGCTGTCAAACACTAGCGGCGCATTCGTGATATACTTTTTGCACTTGCGAACAACCTGCTGGCCGCTCGCAAATGTCCGAGTTACAATTTGGCACGCAAAAATAACATCAACCGCCATGCGCTTAGAAGTGTACTGCTTGGTTATCTCTTCTACTGGCAGCACAATCATATACGGTGGCGTCGGCCTCTCTTCGGGAACATCGCCAAGGCTCCAGCCGCCAGTACACGTTTCTCCAAACGGAGTAGCCGCAAGGCGTGTGTTGAGCGCCGTAAATAATTCTTCGCTAAATGATAGCTCTTCCATATGACTAAAATCTTTTAGTAAGGCGCCCCAAGGATACGAATAAAGTTAGCAGTGCTTTCAATGAGCGTTCTGCGAAGTGGCGCCCGCGCTTCAATGCGTCCCTGTCGCACAAATTTGGCGTAACGGATTCTGCCGTCGCGCCCAACAAAGCGCAGAAAGCGGCCGCGCTTAGGCCTAATGATCTTACCGCCCTTCACGCCCTTTTCCATGAAGATGCCTTGCGGCGTTTTTGTGTACATCTTGAAGCCGTGACCATTTTTGATGAAAGTGATTTTATAGCCACGGTTCAAGCCGCCAGACTGTTTACGCGGGTACTCCCCGGCTCTGCTATTCCCCGGCCCCGGCTTCGATGTCTTGCTACGGATGTGCTGAAAGGCCGCGCGCGCGCAGGCGCGCATCCGCTCGGTAAGCTGCTTGTCAAAATCAGCCGTGTACTCGTCAAGGTAGACGTTGATGTATCCGACCCTGCCAATGCGCGTAACTTTCATTCAATTAGCTCCGTGCTGGGATTGTAGCGCCCGCGCGCATCGGCGTACACGATCCATAGTCGATCTAAGCCATTGACATTGATGACGGGGCCAGTCACATTAAGAACGGTCCCGTTGTATTCCAAACGCATATTCTCGCTGATGTTGCCGGGATCGACCGAAAGGTATATTTTGTGCGAGACGATGACAGAGCGGATAAAAAGGTCAGCCGCCGTTTTTGCGTCAACCGGGCAGACACGCGCCGGATATGACCGCGTGCGCATGTAAGTCAGCAAGATGCCGCCGTTGGCGTCGCGCTGGCGGCTTGGCTCCAAAACCCATACTTCGTGAATGCTGGTGACGCTCTGCAAGCTCATCCGATGAACCTCGTAAAATTAACGTAAGGCTCAAGTGTGCGCGCCACCATCAGAGGCATTCGACCCGTGAACCCATACAGTTGCGCGTTCGTGGTCGCGTCGTATTGTACGCCCCATGTGTCAATATGCTCGGCTGTAATCAGTCCGACTCCCGACCCGACGACGCTTCGGCCCATCATCTGCATCATCGCTTGGTTGTAGTCCACTTGGCAAAGTGAGAAATAGGCATAGCGCAGGTCGGGGTAATCGTTGTTGATTTCTTCGGCGGTGAAGCCTGCCACGTATTGCACCTTAATCGAGCGCTCAACCGCACTCCACGGCCCCGTATTGTTAATGAGAAAACCACTCCACGAAATGCCGTTTTCCAGCGCGTCGATGAAGTAGCTATCGCCATCGAGCAAGTTAGCCACAGGCCAATCGCCGCCTTCGGTGCTCCACGCATCTGCGTTCTCATAGACGCTCACGATAGAGCGCACCGGGAGCTTCGCCAATTGGAGTATGCGCCGATTACTAACGTAGCGCTGCAACGGAACAACTTTGTTGCCGCTGCGCTCGAAAGAGTCAATTAACTCGGAGTGCGGGCTGAGATGCGCTCGCTGCGGATAGTATTCGGTGTGAGTTGCTTGAATCAGCGAAGCGCCAAGGAAGTTGTCGATCGTTTTTTGCGCTCCCCTGCGCACCACATCCAAAACCATCGTCTGCTGGGCCGTAGGCGTGGTAATCCCAAGGAACTCTCTAAGCTCGTCGAGGGTCGCTAAGGTTTCGATAGCCATCGCATCCCCTTACTTTTGTGTGAGTGCCTTGGCAGTTCCGGTGCCACCGCACCGTGGACATGGAGAGGCTTGTGTTCGCCCGCTGGCGTCTTTAGACTCGACAATCTTGGTTCCTTTGCAGAACTGGCAAGGCCTGTCGCTGTTCATTGCTTTGTTTGCTGCTGTGCCGACCATGACCATCTCCGCAAATACGAACCGGGCGCCGCCGACATTACTGTAATGCCAGCGCACGCCCGGCCTCCCCCGGCAAGAGGCCTAGCGTGCGCTGTTGAGAATGCGATTAAAATAATCCTCCGCATCCTCAGTAAATTTGAACGCCCTCGACGACGAGTCGAAGCGCCCTGCGCCTGCCTTGCCTTCCATGCTCTTGACTTCGTTTTCGCTTGGCGCCACGCCTTTGGTAAGGCGTGCATTGGAGCCTTGGATAAGGCGCCTCATCCAATGCGCCCAAGTCTTAATGTCGTCAGGCTTCATTTCTGTGTACTGCCGCTCTTTAACCGGCCCGCAATTGGTGCCAAACACTTCTTTGGCTAGCGCCGCAGCCTGCTGTAAGACGGCCTCGTTTTCCGGCATCCCCAGCGGATCGTAAATGACAGCGCGCCCGGATTTGGCATCGAGCATGATGCGCAAGCCGGGAATATCTGGCAATCGCTGCGTCACTTCGGTCAATTCATCGCTGTTGAGATTGGAGCGCTTCCATGCGCCTCGCAGCCGCTCTTGTGTTGGCTGAAACAACACGGCGCGATTTTTGTCGTTGCCGATCTCAATCTCGAATAACAGCGGCACGAACGAGCTACGCGGCTCGTCCTTTTTATCGCCCTTCTTCTCATCGGCCATATCAGACTCCAAATGACTAAAAAATTTTAGCGGGAATAAGGCGCAAGCTGTCAACGTCAATGCTGATTTATCAAGTTGCTTCGTACAACGCGCGCTTCTAAGCGTACCGTATCTTACGGTTTTTTCCCACCCGCGCCAAGCGATAATCCTTATCGCTTAGCCATCATAGGCTGACAGCCTACTTATTCAACTGCGCTCGCAAGCGCTGTAAGCCTAGCCCAATAGCGGTTATTTCCGTATCAGCGAAACTCCCTGTATATTTTCCGAGTGACACGTAAAGAAGCCTATTGTCAACAATCCCAACAAGCCCTACCACGACCTCTGCTACACCCTCGGCGGTGTAGTAGCGCTTAAGCAAACACGGCTCCATTGTCTGGCAGACGAGTCGCACATAACCTTGATTTACAATCACATTCAGCATACTTACATATGCACCGTCGATCTCAAGGTCGAAGCCATAGATTTTTGACGGGTCTTGTCTTTCTTTTATTTTTGTTCCGCCATAAAGACATCGTGCCGTGTAAGGCTTTCCGGCTTCCGGCAAACCGCCGCTGTCCTTGCCTTCCATCAGCATGTATCTCTCAATACATGCAAGGTCGCACAACGACTCAAAGGCAAACATAAATTCAGCGAGTCCAAACAACCCTCGCGAATAACGCCTTTTTCTGATCCTCGCAATGAGCATCGAAGCGTACTCGTCGATCACTTTTTTGGTACCAGCAAGTACAGCAATCGCGACTGCTGTAACTGCGGAAAGAAGTCCAACGATAATCGTTTCCTTGTCCATTGCTGCCTTGCAAGTAAGTCACATGACCTTGATGTATCCACGGCGAGTTCTCTTACCGCCGCCCGAAAGCGACACTATGCAATCAACAGTATAGATGGCGCTTCTTGTTCCATTTTTAATCAGGCAAGAAACGCCCTTTCCGGCTGGAACTGTTTTCTCCCCATCAATAATATCTTCGCTCGTTACCGCATGAGCGCCAATTGTCAGTGTTCCTGTCAGCACAGTAGAGGGGTTGGCCTCTACTGTTGATACGACAGGGTCCGAGATTGTTTCTCCTGCTACGACTTCCGGGAACTGCTGAAAGTCAAAAACGAAAAAAATTTCTTCGCTGACAATTTTTGGCAGTGTTATGGCTATTTGCGGCCTTTCCATGTTGCCCCTAATTGATGATTCGTTGCGCTATGCTGCCGTCAAAAATCCTGCTTTCAACAGCACCGCCAATGACACGGCTTGGCTCTTGGCTATCAAATACACGCGAATCGCAACTGCCGTCAAACACACGGCCAAATACCGGGCCGTCAATAACTACGTGTGGCGCCAAAGCAGGCGCCACTCTTCCAAACAAGCGCCACCCAAACAGCCGCAACGGAAATAGTCTGGTCGGGAACATCACTTACCCCAGCGTGACACTCGTGCGATTGCCGTCCTCGTCCGTCTCGACCGTGAGCCGCGTCGTCCCGGCGTTGCCAACGGCCCGCACGGTAACGGTCGCGTTGCCGCTCCCGCCCGCTCCAGAAAGTACGCCCGCGAGCGCTGAGGCAATTGCCCGTAGTGCTCCGCGCACCGTGATAGACGCCTCAACGCCGTTCGTTAGGTCAAGTAGCGCCGTAGCCGCCGCATCGCGTTCGCCGCTCGTCAGCGTCATGGCGGAGCCGACAGCGGCGGGGCTTGCAGGCAGGTTGTCGGTCTTCGCTTTGATCGCGACTTCGGTCGCGTTGGCGTTGGTGTCCACCGCGAAGCCGAATGCGGAGAGCGTTCGCGTCCCAGACAACCATACGTCTGACGCTGAATGTGTCGAAAACCCCACCGCTGTAATCCACTGGCCAGCGCCGTGAGTGCCACTTAGCTGCGTGTCGATTTGGCCCACCGTCGGCGGCTCAGTGTTACGAACGTAGCTACCGCTGCCGTGGTCAATTGTAATTGCAGTAGCAGCGGCGCCCGCTGTTGCGCTAACTAATGCGTTAGCGCTGCTGGTTGTGATCGCCATTTCATCGCCAGCAACAGCAAAGCCTACTGCCGTAGCCCACGAGCCAGCCCCATGAGCGCTGCTTAGCTGCGTGTCGATTTGGCCCACCGTCGGCGGCGTGGTGTAGCCAGCAGTGGCAAGGCGTGTGCTTGTCGCTACGTCAATGCGGGCCAATTCTGCCGCCAATTCCGTGCGTACATCGGCTGGCATCGAATCGACAAAACCAGCAATGGCATTGAGTGTTGTTCGGTCACTCGACGTAAAATCTGTGGTATACGTGTCCGCGATCCACGACGCGCGGCCGTTGGACCGCGTCGCCCCACCTTCAACAATAGTGAGCGACCAAAGAATCTGTTCTAAATTATCCGCCGCACTACTCGTGTATGCCCACCGGTAGACGCCCGTCGATTCGAGCGTTCCTGTCGGCGACGCGAGGCGTGCAGTCAGATCAGCCCCAACCGCATTGCGTAGCTCGATTGTCGGCGCGCTGTCCGGCGCTTCCATGTTGCCAGTCGCGTCGTACAGATACACCCGCACGTAAACTGTCGTCGTCCCTGATGCGGGCCGAATCACCTGCTCAGGTACGATGAATGCGATTCTCGTGTTGTTTTGAATTGCGGTCACTTCACCGCTGCTAGCAACGCTGCCCGTGATGTTTAGCTTGTCAAAATACGATGCGCGAGCGCTAGTAAGTCGGTCAAGTAGCGTTGTTATTCCGCTTGTGTCAGCGCCGCCATAGGTTGAGGCACCATATGCCGCGAGTGCATCAGCGCATTCGCTTTGCACTTCGGCGTCCCACGCCGTGTTCCACGGGAGCGATGTCAGCCCCGCACCGGCGGCGCCAATCTCGGCTGTATCCACAAGAATCGCATCAACCACGCCGTCTACCGCGCCGACGGCGTCGCGGATCGTGTCAAGGATGCCGACCGTCGGATCGTCGGGCGTCGTACCGCTTGCTGGGATACCGAGGATTGAGCGGATTGCTGCTTTCTCGTCAGTAGTCCAGTCTGTTCCACCGCCACCGCCGGAAGGGGCTTGTTCAAGTGCGTTGGTCGTGTAGCGATACACAGAGCCGTCAAGCTCTATTGTGGTGTCGAGTTTGTTTGTAACTGCTTTGATGTCTGCAATTTCTGTGTCGAGATAGCCCGCAATTGTAACCAACGTTGCTGGGATGCTAGTTCCAGTGTCGGTGAATATAGATGACACCTCCATTGCCATCGGCAGCACTTCGCTCGACGTCGCTAGGCCGTTCGTAATTGCGCTGACATACCCCGAGCCAATCGTAGCCCCGGTTAATGCCCCTGAGTTCCATGCAGTCCCAGCAGCGTGAGTGGTGTTCACGTTTAGGCGTCCACTCGTAAAGTCCAGTTGACCGGCCCCCGTACCAGCAGACACAAGAACGCTCTCGCCGATGTCACGCGCTGTCTGCGTCGTGCCTGCAATCTTGATGGTGTCTACGCGCCCGTTGCTGTCAATGCTCTGCGCCGAGAAATTCGCGGGGTACGGGTCGGCGTCCCACAACTCGAACGAGAACGCGCCAAACGCGTCATTGGCGGTTGCGTTGTTCGGCCCGCCCCACTTGATGGCGGTTGCGGCTACGATTGTCTCAACGCTGTAGGCTGCGTCCCACGTGAGCGATGCGCCGGGCGTGAGGCCAGTAATCGTGAACTCGGCGCGTGCTCGATTCAAGGCTGTTGATGTTGCGCTGAAAGTGTTATAGCGCGGCGGCACGCGACAAATAACAGTTGAGCTTTGGAGCACGCCAATCAGAATTTGCGGATGGGCTGAGCCACCGTGAATAGTGCACTCAAGGACGACGCGCACCTTGCCCGAAGCTGGTACCGTGAACGTGTGCCGCAGATTAGTCGTGTCGATAGCGGTCATTGCCAGCAGCGTAGCCGTAGATGCGGTTGCCGCTGTTGCCGGATCGTAGTTGATTAGCGCGATACAGCGCATTTGGATTGACCTGTGCAATTGCCGTGTCGATGGAGCCTAGGCTCCATCGACACGGCTTTGTTAATACTTCATGCAGCCAAAGCTACATTGCTCCAAGGTGCTAGCCGCCGTAGCGTTGTCAATGTCGAGCAGAATCGGCTCACCGGCGCCTGTGCCGTGAACCAGCGGGGCCGCATCAACAGCAACAGCCGGGAAGTTGTTGGTCGCGCCCGCGCCACTGTTGTGCTGATGCGCTGAATGGAAAGCGTCACCAGCAACGCCATAATTCACAACGAGCGCGCCTTTTTTGGCAGTGCGCCCGGTCGGGATTGCCGTGGCAAGCGTGATTGTCAATGTCCCCGAAGTCCACGCGGAAACGACCGACAAATGCCACGAGCCATCATCAAGGCGAACCCCAACAAGGTCGTTGGCTGCGATGGCAGCGCCAGCGCCATCCGTAAGCGCCGCAGCAACAACTAACGCAGTCCCGGCGGCGGCAAGCTCAGTAGCTACCGATGTTCGCGAGGCGCCACGCATCAGCGTTACTGTGTGCGCTGTGCCCGCCGTGGTCACGCGAAAATTGGTGACACACGTGAAGAATTTGCCAACACCACCAATCAGCGCTTGAATGCGCGTCCCGGCTGTCTGCGTCAGTTTCCCACGGCCACCGCCGGTAATATACAGGAACATAATGGAATCCTTTTTGAAAAACAGGGCGCTCGTCGCCCGATACGGCTTGCATATTGCAAGCAAAGTGGTGGCTAAAACATTTTAGCCACCTTTGTTTTCTGCTGCTCTTACGACTTGGCGTCGGTCATGATGGCTGCCGCCCCGCCTTGCTCCAACTTGCCACCAGTGCGCAGGCGCACCACGATGAGGCGCTGGTTGCGGCTGGCCAAGTAGTTGCCGCCCGTCTCGTTGCGCACCGTGACACCGAGGCGTCGGTATAGCCGGTAGTAACCAAGGTTGGCGTACATGATCGTGCTGTTCGTGATGTCATTCTGGACTTTGTACGGCGTGTCTAGAATCTGGTAGTCGCCATGCGTCATGCCGAAGACGCGGCGCTCGTCGGCGGGGCCGACCGGAATGGCGCGCGCGTTGCGGTACGACACTTCGTTGGCAATGTACACGTTGCGGCTGCCCTTGGTATTGCGGTACGCTTTGTTGACGCCGAACATCAAGCCTTCGTAGTCGCTAACGGTTGGCGGGCCACTTGTGGAAAAGTCTGAGGGCACAACGGTCGTACCCGTAGCCAGTGAGATACCTTGCGGCTCCGTGGTCCCGTTGCCAACGGCGATGACGCGGTCGTACCACTCCATTGCCTTTTCGCCGAACTTGTCGATGATGATGCCGCCGATATTCGTGGGCGAATCTTCCTCAAAATCCATCCCGATTTCCATCGACGCGCTGGCCACGTAAATCGTCGTGTCGAACGACGCGACGAAGGCTGTCGTATCGAAGGCGGTGATGCCCGTGCCTTCGCCCGTAGCCCCGAAGGTGGGGTTGCCCACGGTGCCGCCCTTCATGCGCCGCCCCCGCGCCACGTCCACTACGTTGACCAACGGGAAGAGTTCGCCAAACAACACCGGCGTCGTCACCAACACGTCGTCGAACTCGATGGGTGCGATTTCGATACCGCCGCTGGTGGCATCGTCGAGCAGCGCCTTCACTTCAAATTCTTGGAGCTTGCGCCGCTTGACCGCAATCCCGCCGCCGTCTTCGGGGTGCGGATTGATGAGGCCTGTCCATTCGCACTCGTGCAGCGCAAACTTCAAAATTTCTTTGTCGTGATCGGTCATGCGCAGGCCGCGCGGAATATCATTCGGCTGGCTCGTGCAAGCGATCTGCCATTTGAAGTAGGCCTGCGCAACCGCCTTGCCCATCTGCGACGTGCCGTACAGGCGCTCGCCGTTGAACATGGCCGGGCGCCCCGCATCGACGCGCTTCATGCCGCTGCGCGTGCGCTCCGGCAAGAACAACTCGGAGCGACTCTTCGAGTACATATCGCCGATGCTCTTCACTTCGGGATTGATCCCGAAGGCCACGCCGCCGAAGGCCGACGCTGTCGTGCTGTCTTTGGTCTTGAAGCCCGACATGGCGGCGTCGAAGGCTTTCTCGGTGGCGTTCTTCGTCTCTGCTGGCGCGAGATTGAGCGCCGCCAGCTTCTCGTTGAGCGCCTTGGCTACCAGCGCGTCGAGTGTGCCTGCGCCGTTTTCTTCGCGACACAGGTCGTTAAGCTCCGCCGTGGTCATCTTGCCATCGCTGAGCGCCTTGAGCGCCGCGCTGCGAACATCGGTTTCCGGTGCATTCGCGCTGACCAGCCCCTTGCCGAGCAAGAACGCCTTGAGCGCAATCGTGATCTTCATTGCATACCCTTTTCAAAACAACTAAAAAAGTTTAGTCAACAACTCACTGACATTACGCAGTCAGCAACTGAACCAACTGGCTTTCGTCGGCTTCTTTGGCCTCTTTGCAGATTTGCGCCGCGAGCGCTTCCAGTGCGAGGGCCAGCGCGTAGGGCGCTTTCTCGGCGGCTGCCTTGCGAGCCTGCGCCATGATGGCGCGCGACTCGCCGCTAAGGCCTTCCATCGAGCCTGTATCTTCATCGGTGGCTTCCGAGCCATCCGACTTCATGACATCGGCCACAAGGTCGGCGCCGCGCTGCACCAGCGTCTTGATGGTACTCGGCATCTTGCCCGATCCGATGGCCTCTTCGAGATGCTCTTGAGCTTCTTTGAGCTTGCTCGAATCCTTGCGCGTCAACTTGCCCTTGAGTCCTTGGCGCGCAGGATTTTTGGCAATCGTCCAACTCATCTTGAGGCGCGGGTGCGCGTGCGCTTGCGCCGGGTCCGTTTCGCCGCTAGCCTCTTGTGGCTGCTCTTCGTTGGCTTCGTCTTCGACGCGCTGCAGCACCGTGTTGAGTTCGACCGCGATGGGCTTGCCGCTCAACACCGGGTCGTCGCCGTTCATCGTGTAGGCGATCTGGTAATACGTCATTCGGCCTGTGCCGTTTTCGCCGACCGCCACCACGACGCTATCCGCGTAGGTCGCCGCCACGTACACCCAATTTTTCTTCTCGTCCACGGGCACGCCGTTGGCATTCAGGTACTCGAACACCATGCGCGACAGCGCTGATGCGATGGCCTCGAACGAGCCTTGCACGGGGCTGTCTTTGCCGCCCGCGAGCGCGTGTTTCGACTTTGGCTTCTTGCCTTTACCCTCTTCGCTTTCTTGCCCCTCGGCGCTTTCATCACTGCCTTCGCTGTCCTCGTTGCCTTGCTCGTCGTCGGCGCTGTCTTCGGCCCAATCCCGCATCTCCGGGTAGACCATGCGCCAGCCTTCGCCCTTGGGCGGCGTTGCTTCGGATTCGATGGTCACGCTGGCGACACCGGGGACGTTGCTCAGGATCGACTTGACATCGTCCATCGTGGTGAACGGCGTCCCGTCAGCCGTTTGGCCATCGCCGTCCGAGTCAGCAGCAGTCCAGAAGACTTGGTATTCTTCCTTCGCCGAATCGGGCTGCGCGTAGAAGCAATAGCCGTAGTCATTGCTGTGTACGATGGTCGATGCGGCGGCGGCTAGTTGCTCCTCAAAGTCGTCGCTGGCCTTCGTGTCCAGCTTGCGCCCTGTCTTCGGCTTGGCCTTCACCTTGGCCATGTTCGCTGCAGCCTTCTTGAAGCCACCGAAGCCGCCACGCACGACAATCGGTCGCGACGCATACAGGCTGCGCCCCCAGCTTTTGCACACCGGGCTGGTGAGCTTGCCACGCGCGAACGCCGTGATGACAGCGTCGGTATTGCTGGGCACCGATACCAGCGACACTTCCATCACGTCGTACTTCAAGACCTCGAAGCCAACGACGTCGCTGCCAGATTTGATCGGCTTGAACTCGTGCGCGCGGAAGCCATGCGAAATGCGCAGCGATCCGAACTCCACCAAATAAGCGGCATCACGACCGAGCGGGATGTCGGCGATGGCCAGCGCTGCCGTAACATTGTCCTTGCTCTTGCTCAGCACCTTGGTGAGCTTGCCGATAGGCTCCAGCGGGTTGTGCTGCCACAGCAGCGGTGCGTAGGGATCGACCTCGGCGCCTTCCGGGTGCAAGACATCGTTATCGCGATCTTGCTTGATCGACGTGATGACCGCCTCGAACGTGGCCACAGGCGTCAGGCCGCTCTTAGCATCAGCTTCGTTGGATGCGGCTTTGAGATAGCGCATGCCTTCGTTGCGATAGACCAGCGTTTCGGCGGCGTGCTTCATCGCCGCCTGCCACGAGGCCCCGGAGTATAACGACAGGTCGCGCGGCGTCAACGTGCCTGCACGTGCCCCACTGATGGCCGAGTCTACGGTGCGAAGGTAGGGTAAGGCCGTGGAGATGGAATTGCGGACCATGCCGCGCTTGTTGACCAATGCGAGAATTTCGTCCACGCGCAGCGCTCCATAAATGCAGAAAGCCGACGCGCCCACTCGTTTCGAGCAGGTGCGTCGGCTTGTAGGTGGTTATCCGTTAGCCGACTAAAAAATTTTAGCTAGCTTCACCCTACACGGCGTTTTGCTCCGTGTCAAGTGGCGGGCGGTATTTTTTTGTTTTTTTCGATGTACGCTGTGCGCTCCTCGTCGCTCATATCGCAGACGGTGGTTTCATCAACGAAGCGCGCTTTCGTTGGGTAGCCATCGTGGTAAATGAGTTCTACCACGATACGCCCCGTGAAGTCTGTGCCCTGCTTTTCGGCTAGGTGCAACTGCAGCCACTCCACGGCCATCGTGCCCTTACGGTTCGTTTCAAACCGGCTAACATCGCCCATTGTTACTCCGTAGCCACAGCCAGACGCGCAGGATGTAGGCGGCAGCCGCCACAAAGATGGCGGCTACGATCCAGTGCAGATTGTTCATTACCAAAAAAAATAGCATGATGTCCATGAGGCCCCTTAGTGCGGAATGCTGATCGCTGTGCAGCGGCACCGACAGCGCTCTCCCGGCGAAAGATTCTGCGCCCCCGGATACAAGCACCATTCTTTGCCGACGCGGAATTTGTTTTTGTGCTTCACTTCCTGCCCGTTCGCTTCGTCATGGCTGGCCCGCTCGCGGCCATCTTCGACAACCTGCCATAGCTTAGTGATGTTGGCGCCCTGCGCAATCAGGTGCGCCCGTGTGGCGTGTTGCCCAAGGTTGTACGCGCCGTTGGCCTCAGTGGTGGCGATGAGGTCGGCACGCACGGCGTCGTTTCCTTCGCTCACGACCGCCAGCACGCGCAGCGCAATGGCGGCGCGATCTTCACCATGCGCGAGGCCTCGTCGGATCGAACGAGCCATCTGCAGGCGCACCCGATACGTCATGTCTTCCCAATACGGTTCGGCGACTACGCGGCCGAGATAATCGTGGCATACTTCTCGAATCGGTTTTGGCAAAGGCGTGCGGTCCACCTTTGGCTTGCGCTTGGCTTTTTCCTCGTCGGCCATCGGCTCAAGGTCGCTGTATTCCTTGCCTGCCGCATTGAGTGCCACCTGCAAGATAGCGTCGCGCACCGCTCCAACGAGCCGCGCTGTCGTCGCATGCAACGGGAGCAGGCTGTCTACTAGCTGCATGGCGCTATCTTCTTGGTCGGTGGCCTTCTGGCCGTCGTAAGGCCACGTGGCTAGCAGGTCGCCAGTCATCGGCGCAATGCCATCAAAACTGACGCTCTTCGACCAGTCATCGAGCTTCGCTTCGATGGCGGCGCGCTGGCGTCGATAGTACGTCATTAGCGCTGTGTAAATGGTTTGATGTTGCGCCTTGAAGAATCCCTTGATTTCGGCGATCCTGTCTGCGAGGCCCAGCGACTTGGCGCGGCAATAGTAGCCATGCGACTTGAGGCGCAGCACGCAAGCGCGCGCGTTCATCGTGTTGCTCTGCTCGTCAACAACGGGTTTGGGCGGCGGGCCGACGGCGATCCCGTATCGCTCGTAAGGCGTCCCGTCAACGCCTCGATCCTTCCAATTGTCTTTCCATGTTTGCCAATCGGCTTGCTCATGCGCCCCTGTGGACGGGTCCATGTAGAAGATGCGATTGTCCGCAGCCCCATCGACAACAACCCAATGGCCGTTCTGCTGTTTGGCGCGGTCGTCGTCGTCGCCAAAGGTCAGGCCTTGAATGCAGCACACCACCGGAACACCGCGCCGCAGGCTGTCGAAGAGCCTGCCTAGCGTCCAATGCTTGCCGTACTGCACGTCGCAACCGTTGTGCTTGAAAAGGTCAACGATGTGGCGCGGCTCGGTGCCTGCCTCGTCCGAAGTGTTGAGTGCCATCACAAAATCCTGTGACGTCCATTCGTGGACCATTTCGTAATGCTCAGCCACGGCACGCGCTGCAGCAGCGCCGCAATCATACGCTTCGTTTTGCGCGATGTTCGGCACCGGGGCCTTGGTGCCAATGCGGTCTGTTAGCTCTTCGTCTTCGCGGGCCTGTAGAGCCTGCGCAACGACGCTGCGCACTTCATCGACAGTGGGCGCAGGCGGCTTGACAACAACGCCTTCGATGATCTTGGCTAAAACAGCCTCGTCCATTGTTGGGAACGAGGCCCCAAGAATGGCCATCGCCACTTCGCGCGTAAGCTCGCCGGACGTGATCTTTTTGATGACCAAAAGCAGGCTAGCAATTTGCGCGCCGTTGAGCGCCGCCGCGCCTGCGTCGGGCACCTGCTCGTCCTGCTGCTGATTCTCTTTGGGCTTTTCTTCGTCGGTCGGCTTTGGGTCTTCGCTAGCCACAGGCGCAGCCTCAGCGTCAAGCAGCATCGGCGCCATGTTGGTGTCTTGCACATCCGCAATATCCATCCATGTCAGGCCCGCAGGCACCGCGATCATTTCGCCGCTGTCAATTGGCGGCAAGCCGCGCAGGCCTGCGCGCATTTCGTTGCGATCAATGGCGAAGTGGTCTTTCAGTAGCCGATAGTCTTCCCGGTCGGAATCGGGATCGCTTGAACGCGCCTCTTCGATGTAAAGCAGCAATTCCTCGTCAGGCGTGCTAAACTCCGGGCTGAACCACATCGACAGGAACTCGCTCATCAACGCGATCTTCGGGTTTACCGCTAGGTCGTAAAAGATTTGCTGAGCCGTCGCAGCGCTGTTACGCGATGCGTTCTCTACTTGCCCCATCACGATGGGGTTGGTGCCAAAGGCCTGTGTGATTTTTTCTTTGGTGGCAAGGCCGCTTTGCATGAAGTCCATCTCGCGCGGCGACTGCGTGATGCGCTTGATGTCTTGGATCAACTGATCCAAAATCAACGGCTCGTCGTAGTTGTACACGCCCTGAAACATCTGCTTGATGCCGATGGTAATTTGCTGGCGCTGATCGTTGGTGAGCAAGGGGCGCTCACCTGCGCCTGCGTTGCCCATCGCATCGGGAAGCCTGCCCATCACCACAGCCAAGCCGGGGAAGATGCCGCGCTGAAATGATTGGCGCTGCGCCTCGGCAATCGCCTCGTCGCTGATGACGGCGCGGGCCTGCGCTTGCAGCGTGGCATAAGCGTTGAACGGGTTTGCAGGGTCGGGCGTGTAGAAGCACACGACTTGTTTCCGTGGAACGTTGATGGGCTTGCTGGCGCCATCGGGCCGAATATCCCACGACTCGAAGAGCTTTTGCTTCGTGTGAACTGGCGCAACCCAATGGCTTGGCATCGGCCAGATTTGCAGAGGCTCGCCGTCTTCGTCACCTTGCTTTATCCACCAGTAGGCCTTGCCTGTAAGGTCGATGCTGGCCACGGTGGTGAGGAACAATGCCCAGCGCGCCATGATGGGGTTAGGCTTGTTGATGATGTCGAGGATCGGGTGCCATTCGAGAATCTCGGCTGTCTCGGCGTGCGACTTGAGCGCCCCCGGCAAGGTGCGCCGCAGCCACAATTCTTGCGCTGCGCGATCTTTGGATACTGGCCCCTGCGAGGTAAAAATGTGGCTCTTGGCTGTCATGGGCGCGGTGCGTGCATTTCGGCGTTTGGGCACACGGGCGACGCGCACCGCCTGCCGTGCCACCGACTGCGCAATAGGCCGAATCGAAGCGTATACCCAGCCCGCATAGTGCCGATACTGTTCGTTGTGATGCGTCAGCGTATTGCTGGGGCTTGTCCCCAGTCCCAGCCCGGCGCCTCGGGCGCTGCCGAACAGCATCGGCGTCGAGCCGATGTCAGGCGCCCGCAGCCCAAATGATTTGGCGCCTAGCGCCTGCTTCAATGCGTTGCTCATCGCTTCCCCACTAAATTATTTTAGTCGCTGCCGGTGCGACGACTTGATTTTAGCGGGGGGCCTGCGCGCTGTCTACGCGGCCTTACAACTTCCAGCGTCTGCCGTCGCAAGAGATAACCGTAACGCCAGTAGCGCCACGCTGCTCCGGGTGGTCGCGCAACTCAAGGCCGCAGTTCGGGCAGAGCGCGGCGCCACTGGCGCGCTCGAAGCTCTCCACAGGCTCAACAAGCTCGCCGATGTGGTGCAACATGCGCCGCAACCTGCGCACTGTCATCATAAGCTCATCGTGACTTTGCTCAAAAATGTTCTTCATGATTCCTCGCTAGTTAGGCTCCCATATCAAGCGCCACTCGTCGCCCGGAATGGCTAGCTGCTCTTGCGACACAATCGAAAACGTGAAGCGGCGAAACACTGCAGGGAACGCGAGGCGCGCGCGCTCGATTACCTCGCGCATGCTAAGGTTTCCTTCCACGACGAACACGCTTTTGCTTCCGGGGCGACTATCGCCGGTGCGGTCCCAAAAAGTGATGATCGTGTGGCCATTGACTTCGCTGCGGTACGCGTGCCCCTGCACTTGATTCGCGTCGGCCTGTTTGGGAATCAAAGGCCCGTCGAGAAGGCTCTCCCGAAACGGCAACGCCTCACGCTCGCTCTTCATGATCCATTGCATGCCGACACGCCATAGATAGTGCCCGCTCTCGCCAAAACATCCGAAATAGTACACGCTGCTCACCAAAAGATACTGCACGACTCTCGATAGCGCTGCACAAAGAAAGCATCAGGAATCGGGAAGGCCAGCCACGGAACGTAAAGCGCCGCATTTATTTTACACATTGCCACCGCAATCGGGTCAATATCAATGCCGTACAGCCGCAGCGAGTAATTGCTCGCGTGCATGAGCATGCGGCCCGAGCCTGTGCAGGGGTCGCACACTGTCTTCGCGCGCAGGTCTTCCCCTTGCCCCATCTGCATTTGCACCATCAATTCGACCACCTCGTGCGGCGTCGGGAAGAACGCGTTGGGGTTCCACGAGCCGCTTCCGATGCGCTCTGCAACCCAATCGCCAAGATAGTCGTAGGGCTGCTGAATCATCGGCCCGACGTTGAGCTTGCGATATAAGGCCTCTTGCGCCTTTTCGTCGATATGCCGTGGATAGTCAGAGGATGCGCGCACCGCAAAGCACAGCCATTCGAGCAGGCGCGTAAAGTCGCCCCAGCCGCCGTTGTCGTAGCCGATCAGCCGACAGCACTCGTTAAGATGCTTGGTAACATCGGTGGCACGACGGCTAAACGCAATTCGCGGGATCGGGGCATCTAGCAGGCGTCCGGCCTCAATCGTGTCTTTGTGGTAACGGTAGCGCCCCCAAAACCGATCATCAATCTGCGAGATGTAAGGCACGAGCCAGCCGCGATAGTGCCACGGCTTCGGCCCCTTGCCATCACTGAGCTTGGGGACGTCGCCGTTCTGCGCCACGTAAGCGAGCGCGTCAAGTTGCTGCGGGGCCTGTGCTTTTTTCTTCATCGAGGTATCTCGGCAATGGGTTGTAATCAGTATGCGGCTTGGCGCCCAAGATCGATCCCACGGAGACATTGCAGCCCACGACGATTGTTACTCGCAGTCTGTGCAGCCTCATTCGGACTGCTTTTGTCTGCCTATTCCTCTGTGGCGTGTAGGCGCCCTCGTGCAAAATCACTGCAGCCCCGCCAGCGTCGCGCTGCAAAGGCAACAACTCCACGCGAGCGATAAGCCGCTCGTAGGACGCGACATCAAATGGGTGCGCATGCTGAAAGGCTGCAAGGTCGATCATGGTATCTCAATTCCGGTTGCGTTGCAAAAGGCCTGCCTCAAGTCATCGAGCGCGACGCTCGATTGGTGAAGCAGGCCAAAGGCTTTGCCATGCACGCCATACAGCCGCATGGTACACATGCCTTGTTGGCACAGCACATCGACGCGGTTGGCGCCTAGTGAATTGTCGGCATCGAACAACGCATAAAAGCGATTGCCCATGCCGAAAATCTCGGTGACCTGTGCGATACACTCGAAGTCTTTGCCACCGAGGCTGCACAGAATGGCGCTAGATGCAGGCACGGCTTGACTCACTAAAAATTTTTAGCCAGCGCTCTAGCGCGCTGATGTGGTTGCGACGCGGGTTGCTTTTGTTGGCGCGTAGCTTGCTAAGAAGTGCGCGGGCTGTTTTAATCAGCCCGCGCTCGTCGGTCGGCATCTGCAAGTTATCGACGCAGTGCGGGAAGCTGCGCAACATCTCTTCGTATCGTTCGTTCATGGCTTTCCTTGGTTTCCTAGGGGCTTGATGGCTACACCATCAAGCCCCTAGGGGTATAATCAAAACACCAGCTTAATGCACTCTGGCCCAAAGCCCGATTGCACAGACTCGGGCACCGTGAGCAGCCGCGCGCAGCGCCCGCACTTACCCTCATGGCAAGCGCTGTAGCCTTCTGGAAAGGCCTTGCCACTCCAGATGAGGCCGAGCGCCCAACGGATCACACGCACCGGCTTGCTATCGTCTTTGTAGGCGCTCTTCTTCGTCAAGGCCACGGTGCCTGTGACTCGGTTCATCATGCCCAAATAAGTGTAGTCGTTCTCGTTGTCGCTGCCTGTTAGCAGCGACACAAAGAAAGCCTCTGCGTAGCCGTTGCTTGCAGGTTTGTGAGTGACGCGGAACGTGTAGCGCTCGCCGCTGGGGTTGCTGATGGTGAAGATTGCCTTGCCTGCGGTGATGAAAGAACGGTTCATGGCTTGCCTCGGTAGGTTAGTTGTTGGGCGACTAAAATACTTTAGCCTGCTGCGCGGACGTCGTCAACTATTTTTTTCCAGAATCTTTTGCCCTAGCTTTCCGTGTAGTCGATCTTGATGACGCGGTGGCGCTGCTTAGAAAGCTCCTGCACAACCTGCTGAAAGCCCATCACCATGCCGGTGGGCGCGTAAAGCGTTTCCCGTGGAATGAAGAGTAGGCGCGACACTTCTTTGCCTGCGCGCATCTCCACCACAGGCTCACGCTTCACGACGGTGCCCACAAGGTCAGCGTCGGGGCCTTCTACAAAGTAGCCGTCGTTGGCTTCGGCGGCAACGAAGATGCACGCGCCGTCGTACTTTTGGCGAGCGGCGCGCACGATCTGAAATATGTTCTGTTTTTTCTTCTTAGCCATGTCTCACCGTTTCAGGTCGCGCAGCAGCGCCCGGCCACTGCGCGTAATGTGATAGGCCCCGCCTTCGTAGCGAAGGTGCCCCTGTTGATATAGCTCTTCGATGCTGGCGTTGTCTTGCGCGCTGTGCGTCAGCAAGAGGCCTTGGCCGTCAAGCTCATAGGCCGTCTCAAGAAGCTCGGCCACCACTTGTTCATTGAAAATCGCGTTCATTTTTTTGATTCCTATTTGCCTGCCAAGTAAGCGCGGCACTCAGCGAGGGTCTTGAATCTGTTTTCATGCCGCGCAGAAAGGAAGTCGGTCCAGCAAACAACCCAAGGCAGGTCTTTATTCCATGCTTCTTTGGCCACACGAATGCCGCCGCACTCGGAGCGATAAAGACCTTCCATAACGCGAATGAGCTTCATGATGACTTGCCTCGGTTGGTTTTGGGCGACTGCAAAATCAATATAGCGGGCGGACGGCCGCTTGTCAACTTCTTTTCTGACAAGCGGCTAAAATAATTTAGTCGTCTGCGTTGTCGTCTACGCGTAGCTCTCCAAGTTGTTCCGCGATGAACTCCAGCATGGCCACTTGCGCGGATTTGGTTAGGTCTTTCAGGTAGCTCAGATTGCATTCATCGGCCGTCAGCCACCGCGCCAACGCGACGCTGTCCACGTCCGTGATGTCTACCGTGATCTTGTCTTCGTCGCGGTTAAAATCCAGTTCGACGTGCGCGGAAACCGGGCAGAGCGTGCCCCAGCACTCGTTCTCGATTCGCATGCCCATTTTGTTGCGTAGGTCGCGCTCCGAGTTGGCTACCGTGAGGCCCCGCAGCGTGGCCTTGCACAGCGAGTAGGTGATGAGGATGCACATAGGTTCGGACTTGTTCTCGGACATGGTCTTGACTCCGTCTTGCATTGGTTAAGTGTTGGCGACTGTAAGAACAATATAGCGGGCGCTCGGGCATCTGTCAACTATTTTTCCAGAATTATTCTGGCGCCACAACCTTTGCCCCGAAGCCGTGATGCTCGAACTCGGCTGCGTGGCTGCGCGCCTGCTCTTCGTCTCGGTGCCAGAAAATGCCTAGCACGGCATGATCGTAGCGCGACGATGTTACTTCTACTCTCCACATGCTACTCTCCCATCAGATCGTCGAGAATTTCATCGGTGGTGCGCTTGCGCTCGTAGTAGTGCATGCACTCAGTAGGTAGCTTGGGAAGCGCTGCCGCCCACTCGATGCGCTCGGCCTGCGCGCTGGCGTTTGTCCGTTTGTGCCAGTGCCCGTTGTCCCACCATACCTCTGAGGCCTTGCGCACGCGCGCAGGCCTCGGCGCGTCGAGGTAAGCGCGGTAGATGGGCGGCACCTTGTACGGGCAGGCATACGACACATAGTCCGTGTACCCTGCGCGCATTTGCTCACACTCCACGGCTACCGTCTGCGGCATAACGTAAGCTACCTGCGCTAGCCGCAAAAATTTGTCTCGCAGGCCTCCGGCGTGAAAGCGGTAAGCCATCTGCGTAAGGCCAAAGACGCCTTGATCGACGGTCGGCATGCAGGCAATTGCAAAGCGCGGCTGCGTGCTGTGGGCGCTGAGCGTCCCGACGCACAGCGTATCGTCTACCATGCAGAGCCAGAAGCGCCACAGCCCCGGCAGCGTTGTGCGTTCGAGAGGTTTCATTGTTCCACCTTGGTCCCGTCTTCGGCAAACGACTCGCCTTGCAGCAGGTCACGCGCTTGCTCTTCGGTGATAGCCTGCCCTTCCTGCGCCCAAAAATTGATGTAATCAACGAGCGCGCGCTCTTGCGCAAGAGCGCCAAGGCACTCGAAGGTCACTTGCTTCTTTTTCCTCTTCATCGCAGTTGCTCCGGGCGACTAAATTATTTTAGTTTTGCTCATCGACGGGCTTGATGCTGATGTGGCGCTCGCCTTTTTTCGTCACGGCATGAACGCGCCACTTGCACAGCACAGCACGCACTTCGTAGGTCGATCCGTCACGAGGCCACTTGCCTTGCTCTTTGTACCGCAAGGCCAATTCAACCATGCCGATTGCTTCGGCCTCTGCCTCGTACAGCCCCGTTCGTACTGTCATCGTGAACACGTCTCCGCGAAGCGCGTAACCGGCTACGTTCGTGGCTCGCGTATGCGTCTCGTAGACGCCGTAACGGATAAAAGGCTCCAGCGCAAGGCACTCGTCCGTCACGCGCTCGCGCTCGATCTTGGCCAAGCGCTCTTGCTCCAGCCGCGCGGCCTTCTCGGCAGCCAAGCGGGGCGCGTCCTCTTCTTTGCACTGCGCGAGCCACAGGCCGTATGGCCCGCGATTGGTTTTGGTGCCCTTGCGGCGCGTTGTCTTGCCACGCCCGCCGCGCGTGTCTTGCTCCGATTCGTCAAAGTGAAAAGGCATTGCACTGGCTCCGGTTCATTGAGGAAGGGCGACTACAAGATTTTAGGCTATTCTTTGGCTTGGTAGTATGCGCGCAGCGCGTTGTGAATCTGGCCCGTGCTCGTGTAGCGCTGGCCCGAATGTACCAAGACGGCTGCAAAGGAATCCTTGCAGTGAGCCACGGCCACACAGGAGCGCAGGAACTCCAGCACAGCCTCGTCTTTGCCCTCGTTAATCAGATAGGCAAACTTCTTGACGGTGGACTTTTTGAACACCAGCTTGACGTTGTTGATCGCGTTGTTGTTAGCAGCCGTTTGCAGAGTCTTCATACTTGCCTCGGTTTGGTTGGGCGACAAGAATAGCTTAGCCGACTTAGCTCCTGCTGTCAACTATTTTTTCAGAAATTTGAACCATGGCCATGGCAACAGGCTCCCGTAGCTGTCCACGAACTCGGTCCACGGCAAGCGCGTCTCGCCTGCCGCCATGGCCTTGAAGAAGAAGCCGTTGCGGTAGGTGACAGGGTTGCGCCGCGTAGACTTCACGACGATGCGGTGCTCTTCGGTTAGAATCGGCTGCGTGCGTGCCCCGTCTACGGTGTGGATCAGCGCCATGTAGCGGCTCCCGAATTGGTCTGGCTGGCTGTAGGCCGTATAGCAGCCGTCATGTCCGCCTGTCACGTCCACGGTCACGAGGCCCGTGGAATCAGGAAGGCCGAGCGTTCTCGCAACGTCCGCAGCCTTCTCGCGGGCTGGCCAGTGCAGATGCGCAACAATCGGCTGGCTGTAGTTGGCCAGCGTGCAGCGCACACAAAGCACGCCGTCGATGATCGACAGGCAGTAACGCGTAAACATCCTAGCTCCGGGTTAGTCGGCCTTGACGAGTTGTAGCTCGTAGCCTTCGAGTGTCCGCACGATGTCGGCGGCGGCAAGGTGCCCGCCCCTAGCGGCAGCCTGTAGCAATTCCACTAGCGCGGCGTTGCGCGCTTCTAGCAACTCAACCTTGGGGCGCAGCACTCCTAGCTCTTTGAGCAGCGGCTCGCGTGCTTTCTGCAAGTCGCTGCGAAAGCGCTCTAAGCGTTCTTGCGCCCACTTCGGCAATGAGGCTTCGTTCATTTCTTGCTCCTGAGTAAAGGCCACTAAAATTTTTTAGTGGCCTTGTTGGCTTGTTTACGTTACACCATTTGCGCTTGCGCGAAGACTGCAAAGGCCACTTCGGCGCGGGTCAGGCGTTGCTTGTTGATGCCCCCGGCATTGCTGGCGTCGTATCCCATTCGCCGCAACTGCGGGGCGCTGTATTTCTTGGAGCAGGCCACACGCTTCCAGTAGTAGAAGCCAGCCTTGGCCTTGACCGCGACATAGTGCGCGATACCGAAGGCGTCTTGATATTTCCACGAGCCACGGGGAAGGGTTGTAATTGCGATGCGTTCCATTGTCTTGCCTCGGTTTGGTTTAAGGTTTAAGGGCAACTTCTGCCCCTGTGCTAATACTATAGCCGAGACTGGTTGCTCTGTCAACTATTTTTTTTTGAAAGCGACTAAAATAATTTAGTCGCCTGTCTGTTTCCTAAAACGGCGCACAAGCCTCGACTGCTTTGGCTAGCTCTTCACAACCTTGCGTGCGAAGCCAGATTGCAAAGGCTTTGGCTGGCATGTGCGCGCGCACTTCGGCAGGCAGGCCATGACGGTCGGCATAGTCTTCAGCAACAGCCACAAGCGCAGAATCGCCGTAGATGGGAACTTGGCCGCTGGCTGCCTGCTTGGTGTATCCCCCGACCCCTGTTGAGTCCCTGATTGCAGCCTCACCCTTGATTAGATCAAGCTGCGCTTGTTTGTGCCACTGGCCAGTAACGCCATAGCGCTCTTGCTCGTGCAGTGCTAGCTTGCGCCATCCCGTATCGCGCGCATAACCGTACAGCAGGCGCGAAGCAAGGCGGTTTGCAGCATTAAGGGTCCAGCTTGGATCAACGGAGCCTAAGAATGCTAGCGCAATCTCCTCGGTTTCGCGGTAGGTTAAGTGAGCGTAAAATTTGTTCCGCTGCCACTCAAAGATTCGTCGTAGCTCGTAATTCTCCAAGCTGGTCGGCAGGCGCCGAAAGTCTTGTTGCCACAAGTGCTGGCCGTCCTCTGTTCGAGCGATAATCGTCATGACATCGCTGCCCATATCAACGCCTAGATAGGCTTCTTCCCATTGCGCGCAGTCTGTCGCGCGCCAATGCGTTACTACAATCTCAATGCCGTCCTTGCGGTCACGGCTTCCGATCCTCTTGCAGACACGCCAAACCCAAGCGCATCCTGCTGGCAAGGCGCTCAGAGAATCCTGTTCTGCGCCGGGTAAAAGGATCGTAATTCCGTTGCCGGGAACGCCACGAAAAGTGTGTCGCTCCAGTCGCTTGGTTGCGGAAAGCCACACGTGCTTTGGCTTGCCAAACGGCAGTTGCTCTAGTTCACCAGCCGCATACGTTGGCGCTAGCCCTAGCAGGCGAAAGCTCGCAATTACAGCGGGCCGCTTGCTTCCGTAGCGCCGTTCCATTGTTCCCATAGATCGCTCCTAAAATAGCGCAGGCTTGCAGGCCTGCGCGGAATTAAAGTCTAAGGCGAATTGCCCGACTTAGGTTATCGGCTATTGCTAGCCGCAGCTTCTTGGCGGATGGTGCCACCAAACTCGACCTTCCACAGGTCGCCAAGGATCAATGCGTTCTTCGTCTTCTTGACGAGCGGACAGGTTTCCGGGTTCACGCCAGCCTCGCGCAAGGCCTTGCGTAAGGCCTCACGGTAGCCGTCATAATCGCCGGTGAAGAGCGCCAGCAGCCCACTGCCTGACTTGCGCGCGGTATGCGTCAGATAGATACGCGTGCCGTCAGGCTTCACGATCCAGACGGTGTAGTACGAGTGGTACAGGTGTTGTTTTTCACAGGCTTCGGCGAACGTCATCATGGTGGCCATTGTCTTGCCTCGGTTAGTGCTAGGCTCAGTTGTTGCGCCTGTGAAAATAGCTTAGCCGCTTCCTGCCCTACTGTCAACTATTTTTCTTCAATTTTGGCAAAGATAATTGCAACCGTTCGAGGTTAAGCTGGATCACTTGGTCGCGGGCCTCAAGACAGGCTGCGTCGCCTACCGTCACAGCATTGCGGCACGCTTCCGGCCTGTGGACGTAGTGCTTGCAGCGCCCTTCGTGCAGCCACACGCAGGCCTGTCCATCCTCGCGGCGCTCGGCGTACACAGCGCGTAGCTCGTCTTGGAGCGCGGCAGGCATGCTGGCCCAATGAATATAGTCTTCGGTGTCGGCCATGTAGAGGCCGTCCCACTTCGGTGAGGCGAAGATCGGGAACAAGCCCGGTGGCGTGCTGACAAACTGACAGCAGGCCCCGGAGCATTCATCGCAGGTGAGTGGTTGCATTGCATCTCCGTAGTGCTGGGCAGGTGTCTGGACTATTTTTTGAGGAATTTTTCCATTGAGCGTCGCAGGCCTTCGGCTTCCGGGCGATTGTACCACGCCACGTACTCAGCGCTCAGGATGCCTAGGTGGTTGCCATGACAACGATCAATGCAGGCTTCGTTGACCTTGCCGTCAGCGGCTTGGCGGCAAAACGGCTTGTCGGATGGATTGGTACAAGTTAAGCATTTTTTCACACGGTAGAGCATGTAGCGAAACACGCGCTCGCGGTCGAAGACAGCTCCGGAGCTTGCGTCGCCCGTAAAATTAAGCCAGTTCGTTTCGGCGAAGGCCTGCGCAATTGCTTGAGGGCTGCTCATAATGGGGCGCCTCGTAACGCAGCCATTGCTTTGGCTAAATCTTTTTTGGCGTCAAGCTCTTTTTGCGCATCTTTCAAAACGATCGCTTTTGATAGCGATTGCGCTGCAGCAACTACAGCGGGCACGAACTCAGGGGCCGCAAAGCCAGTGCAGGCGTTGACGCACACAGACGCACGCTGAAAGTCATCGCGGGCCTGTTGGTCCCACTGAGTACGAAAACCTTCTTCGTCAAAGTCTTCGTGAATCTCGCTTACCTCGGAGTTATCCGAAGTAAACAGAATCTTTCCATCCGGTCTCAGCATCACAGAATAAGAAACGCCTTCGCAAATACGATCATCCGGCTGCCAAGGCTCTTGACTATGGCTACTCATACGCTGTTCTCCATCGGCGGCGCTGTGCTGCTCGCAGGGCAAGGTGCGTCGAACTTGCTATCTCTGGACCACTCGATCAGCAGGTCGTACACCGCTGCGCGCTCGGTGGCGTAGTCGGCATCGGGCGCGTTGCCTGCCTTACTGAACTCCCCGTCCCAAAATTCATACCAGCGCAGCCGATTGGCGCGCGCCTCACGTGCCCGCCGCGCTTCGTGCTCTTCCCGGTAAGCCACCGGGCAGATAACGAGCAGCCCGTCGCCATGATCGAACACGCGCCCCATCATGATGATTTTGTCACCAATCGGCTTGGTCGCAAAGCCGAGAGGCTTTGTGGCGGCGCTGCTTTCATCCTGCAGGCGCAGACGATACGCAAAGGCCCAATCGGCCCACACCAGCACGAGGCCTGCGCACTCGTCGGCCACTTTGTTGGCTGCGCTCTCTAGCGCAAGCTCGTGCGCGTCTTTCTTCTTGTCTTGCTTCGGCTCCTTAGCCATCGTTATTTCCTTTCGTTCGGGCGATAGGTTGTTATGCTCCGGCGTCGCCTTCGTCGCAGTCCTGCTCGCCGCGCACCATGTCGTAGAGCGTGTCCGGCTCACGCTTAGCATGCGCGTAAGTCGTCACCTTCGTGGGGCACGACATCTTGACGTCCGCAACGCCACCGTAAGCGTCTGCCTGCTCGTGTGCCGTAGCAATTGCCACGTCGAACGAGCGCCCCTCATAGACCACTGCAATCAAACCCTCGTTGCTCGCCAAATGCGCGCGCGTCGGGTAGACTTCCGTTCGGTAAAATTGGTCCATCGTCAATTCCTTCTACGATACGATTCGTTTGCTTCATCCACACGCGTAGCACCATTGCAGCCTGCGCTTGCTCGTCGGGCCTTACATGGCCGCGCGGCGAGATAAACCACGCGAGCGGCCCGCCTGCGTCTTGACTCCAATGAAACACAACGCTCCGGCCCGTGGAGAGAAGCAGGGGTGCAGGTAACACGTCGCTCGGCACACTGTCGATGCGGGGCCTGTCAAGATACACCGTGACCGCCCAGCCTGTAGGGTAGCACACAGGCTTCGTGCTTTGCCACGGCACGAGCTTGAAGCATTCTATGGCCGCTGCTTCACTCGGCATCAAAAAGGACACGCTGCGCGTATCGAAGAACTCGAAGCGTGCGCCCCACGTCTTAGCTGTTGCTACCACTGCGTCTCGGTCCATTGCAAGCTCCCGGCTAAAAATTTTTAGTGACTGTCATTATCTCAGTGCAGCCCTGCAGCGTCAACAATTTTTAGCCGGGGCGCTGGACGTTGTAATTACTCTGGCGCTCCGTCTTCCCAGCCGTGGCACCCTGCCCACGCTTGCAGGTCGCGCATTGTCTCGCGCACGGCGATCCGCTTGAACTGGAGCGCCTGCGGGTCCACACCGAAGGCGTCGCAAAAACGCCGCTCCCAATACGCCAGCGCCTCGTCTGCTTTGCGAGCGCGTTCGGCTGCTGCGCCTTCTCCATTGGCTATGAGGCTTTGCACAACTTCCGCGCGCGTCGCGATAAAACGGCGCCTGCCGACCTTCTTGATGCGCATTAGACGCATCAAGCCACCAACGCCGTCGCGGTAAATTACCGCGCCTGTGTCCCCGACTTTGTAGCCTAGCCAAGGCTGCTGCGGGTCAATCAGCCGAAGCTCGCAGCCGTCGTACACATCGGCTAGATCGTTTAGCTCTTTCTCAGTCATGCCTTCCTCTGTCATGTGTGCGGGCGAACAATTGCTTCCTGTAAGTCGCTTAGTTCCAGCCTTGCGTGAGTTCGGATGCCTTCACGAAAATTTTGCCGTGAACCTTGAACTCTACCAAGGCATGGCGTAGAAGTCGCGAAAGCGCCCTTCGGCGTCCGGGGCCGAGACAAAGCGCACGCGCTTGCCATGATCGGCAAAGCTCACCACATAGTACGTGATCCCGTTGCGCTGCACTTCGCCGACTACCTGCAAGCTCGCCGCGCAGGCAGGCGCCTTGTCACTCTGCGCCTCGATGAGCATGGCCACCGCCTCGCTTTGCATCACAGCGCTTACCCACCACTGGTTGCGCTTGAAGTCATAGCGCCCGCCGAGTACGCGAATCTTGTCGCGCAGGCCTTCCGTGTCGCCGATAAAGTAAATGCGCTGCTTATCTTTTTGAAGTTGGATGCCCATTGCACGCTCCACGGTCACAAGGTCAAGAAAGAAAACGGACTAAAAATTTTTAGTCCGCCTTGCACTGTGCTACTTTTTGTTTTCAGCCATCCATTTAGCTGCAAGCCGTCCGCCTTCACTTGGCGTCAGCACTTGGATTTGGCAGGCCTGCCACTCATCAACGCGTTCGCCTTCGTTAAGCAGGCTCACGCCATACCACGTGTAGGGACCGTCTTCTTTGATGTAGCGGATTTGGCCCGGCTTGCCGTCAATTGCACAGTAGTCGCTTACTTTGATCTTGCTCATGGCTTGCCTCGGTTTGGGTTGGGCGATGTAAGTATCTTAGCAGCCGGGGCGCTCTTGTCAACTATTTTTTTTCAGAATGGACTAAAATCTTTTCGTCGTGCCGCCAGAAAGGATTCCACACAGGACTACGGTGCGCCCCGCCGCCCCACGTCGAAGGCCTGCTCTGATGCTGCACGAGTGTCGGCGCGTGCAAGTAGACATGCGAGTGTTGCATGCCAAGCGCCCGGTACACGCGCAGGTCTTGCATCAGGTCGTCGCCGACGCAAGGCCACCACGCAAGCAATTCGGGTAGCCAGCTTTTCTTCACAAGCAAAAATTGCGAGCCTGCCACGCGGTCGTAGGGCACGAGAATCGTGTTACCGGGCGCCTTCTCTACAGCCTTATCATGGTACGCCGACGCCACCAGCGCGCCGTCTTGCAGAGGCTTCCAGTTGCACAGATTCTCGTAGATCGACTTGTTGAACAGGATGTCGTCCTCGCAGAAGGCTACGTAGTCGCACTCGGGGCCTTGCGCCATCTCGAAGATGCGCAGCGCCGTAGCAGTCTGCGAGGCCTTGCGGTCGGGCAGGCGATGCACGTCGCGGACCACCACGGCCATCTCTGGCCAATCCGACTCCGCGAGGCTGCACAGCGTCTCGCTCAGCGCGTCTTCACGCCCGTCACACGTCATCAGGTACATTCTGATTTTCACTCTTGCCCCCTGCGTAGCTTTGCTCGGCCAGCTTGGCCGCAGAGTAGTTGTACGGACTCGGCTCGCCGATGACAGCAGCCGGAGCGCTTAGCATCGGAATAGGCCCTGAACCAAGCGCAGCGCCAGCAGCCTTGCAAAGGCTGTAGCTTCCTTCGCGAGCGGCTTTCATTGCCGACGCTGCCGAGTTTGGCCGCAGCGCCGAAAGGCAGTGCTGAACAGTTAGCGGCTCCATGCTGTCTCGCATCTGACGCACCTTGTCCTCGGGCACGCCATGAATGTTCGGTCGATTCTCATGGCACCGGACAAAGGCGATAAGATACCCGTGGAGTACAGCAGGCACAACATACGGCTTGGCTTCCCACGCCCATATGTTCGTGTTGTCGACGATGAGCGACTTGCTCTCCATCATCAGAAGCCGCGCGGCGTTCTGCGCCCTCTCGTGGCACTCCCCGACACGCCGATAGTCGAAGCGGTAAACTCCGTCAGCGCCTGTGTGGTAGTCGTCAGCGCTCACGATGGCGTCGATCCCGAACTCTGCTTGCAGGCGCTTGGCCTCGGTGGACTTTCCGCTACCGGGCGCGCCCTGCATTACGATCATCAGCTTCATACTGCCTTCTCCTGTGGGGCCTCGCTGACCAGCGCCGCCTTGACGATGATCTTGAGGCCGTGTGCGTAGATAGCGACGCTGTCAACGTGAGGCTCGACGGCGTCGATAAAGATCGGTTCGTAGTCATCAAGCAGCGCGTTAAGGCCTGCTGGCTTGGCCTTAACGAGCAGGCACCGCGCCAAACGAACGAGGGCGCTGTCTGCATCGTCCTGCTTGACGGCTTCGCGGGCAGTTGTCAACTATTTTTCTGAGAATGACTAATAAATTTTAGCCTCTTTCAGCATGGCTGGGATAAGGCAGAAGGCTACTCGCTCTTCCTTCGTTGTCCCGGCGTTCTTAGCGCGAAAGTCGCACATATTGATGATGGCTCGCGCTACACATCCGACAGCCACTTCGCGCCCTGCTTCGCGCCACAGGTCGGTCACCAGAGCCATCTTGCTCACAGCCGCTTGCATTTCTGCGGCGCTGGTCGCATTGCAAACGTCTTGAATGATCGCGGCTTGTTGGCGGTCAATGATCGTGAATAGTTGGTTAGCGTTCATTTGCCTTGCCTCGGTTGGACAGGCGCAACAACTGCGCCTGTAAGATCAATATAGCCACCTGCCATGCTGATGTCAACTATTTTTCTTGGAAGTGGCTAAAATAATTTAGCACTCGTAGACCACCGGCGCGCCGGTGTAGATCAAAGGGCACGCGTAGCAGGCGTTGAGGCTTTCCAGCAGAGCGTCCCACGTGCAGCTAAACGCGTAGGATGCGCCGCCTGCGCCGAAGCAGGCCCACGGCTCGCCTTCGTCGATGTCAATGCGCGCGGTCGTCTGCCTGTGCTCGGCGATGTCGGGGCCATCCTCGTAGCGCTTAATGGCGCTATAGCGCACCAGCACCTTCGGGCGATCCAGAGGCCTCGTGGCGAGGATGGATTCACGGGTAAGCTGTTCCACGGTCCCGCTCCTGTTATGCAGTGATCTGGCGCAGCAGCGTCAAGACAAATTGAATGGCGCTCATACTCGGCTCGTAGCGCGCCCGCGCGGGCATCTGTGCAGCCGTGGCCCACAGGAAGGCAGGCGGTCGTTCGCACTGCCACTCGACTCCCATTGCCTCTTTAGCAGCCTCTGGCCAAAACCCTGTGGCCATGTCGATTATCTCACCGGTCTGCGGCAGCGCAACCCAAATGTGAATCTCTGGCAGGGCTGCTAGAATCTTGCCGTCACGCACGAAGCCGTTTAGCATGCCTGCGCGCAGGCGCTCCATCGCGTTACACGCGTCGTCCCACATATACGTGAAGTGCGTCGGCATCACGCCATCATCATCCTCGTCGGCGATGTATGGCCAGCCTGCAGTGCCTGCCTGCAAGATGGCACGCACCGCGCGGCCCCGTGCGTCCTGTATGGCCCGGAGCGTCTGCATAGCAAATTCGAGACACTGCCCTTGACCACGGCCGCACTTGGCCAACACGTTGGCGCGCACCTGCTCGTAGATCGCTTGCTTTTCGATGTCCGTGAACATGGCTTTCCCCTTGGTTAGTTTTAGGCCTCAATGAACGACACAGACTCACCGGGGCGCACCCACACAAGCTCGCCGCCCAACATGATGTAGGCCGTTGGGTCACCAACAAGGCAGGCGCCTTGATGCGTGTAGACCTGCGTGCGTACTAAGCGCCCGTCTTTCATCAGCACCAAGCGCAGTCTTGCAAAATTCAACATAGGAGCCTCAGAGTAATAATGACCGTGGATGTTGGAAGGCGTGCAGCCCCATCACAAGTGCCGCACGCGTGCTGCTTACAGGCCGGCCAATTCGCCGAGGTCGGGTAGGCTGTCAAGGAACTCGCGCCAGTCTTCGTTCCAGTTAGGCCGCGCCCGCATCCTGCGGATCGCTCGCACTACTTCCTCGCGCTCAATGCTGCCCCATCCATCCCGGCCGCTCGTTTGGTCATTAACCCAAATGCGCAGGTCGGTCAAAGAGGTAAACACGTTGCTCATTGCAGTCCCCAAAGCAGAGTAAAAAATTTTAGTGAAGGGCGACGGGCAGGCTGTCCTGCTCTGCTTACGTCACCACTTCGTTCCAGCAGAGCAGGACGCGGTTGTTGGCGTCCACGTCCTTGGCTTCCAAGCTAAACTCGTTCACGAACACGCCCAGCGCCTCTTCGAGCTTGTCTTTCTTGGCGTCCAGCGTTTTGCGGTTGCGGCCGCGCCCTTGAGCGTCGTAGCCTGCAAACTTGATGAACCTGAATTTGCTTCCGGCGTAAGGGACGCCTTTGGCTGAAACCACAAGGCTGCCGTTGTCGTTCAGGTAGAAGCGCAGGTCGGTCAGATTGAGGCCTCGCTTCTCCAGCGCAGGCACCAGCGTTACCAGACGCGCTTTCAGCATTTCCACCAGCAGGTTGCGCTTGGCTTCGGCGTCTTGCAGCTTCTTGATTTGGTCGGCAGTGTTGCGGGCGAAAACTTCTTGGCTGGCTTCGATTTGGCTGATGAACTCTTGCATGGCTTGCCTCTTGGTTTGGTTCAAGGCCAGTTGTTGGCCTTGTGAAGATACTATAGCCGCCCCCTTGCGCTCTGTCAACTATTTTTCTGAGAAGTGGCTAAAATAATTTAGTCAGCGCGCACAGGCACCTTGTAGGTGCGCGCATGCTTGAAGTCTTCCGGCTTGTAGTTAGGCGTCACGGTGTAGGTGATGATGACGCCTGATGGCGTGCGACGCTTTACTGTGTACGTCTTGCGCTCTTGCTCGCGACCATGCTGGGGCTGCCAGCGCCGCTGAGCGTCTTCGAGGTTGGATTGCGCGCAGCCTGCGCCGAGAAGTGTTACGAGCAAAAAGATGGCCTTCATGATGCACCTAAAAAGCAAGCAGGGCGACAGGATTCGCACCTGTGGCGCACCCTCTATCGGCCCGGTGCGCCAGAGGTTGCGTCTTGCATCCGGTCACCCTTAGACAACTCGGGCACGACCCTACTTGCAATGCGCCCGGCTGGAATTGAACCAGCATTCTCCCCACCTAAGCGGGGCGGCTTCTCCGGTTGCCCACAGAGCGCAGTATCCACGGCAGGCGTTGCACCTGCGAATTGGTTCCGTAAACCCGCTGCCAGCATTGCGGCCAGAACGTGCCTAACGTCGCGCGTCCGCGTTTCCGGCTTCGTGGATAGGATGCGAAGAGGGGTCGAACCTCAGTAGTGCCGCTTAGAGGGCGGTTGCTTTACCGTTTAAGCTATCGCATCAAAAACCCGGCTGGCCTTGGCCTCGAAAACCGACCAGCCGGGCATCGTTGTCAACCCCTTGCGGAGCGCCCTTTACAGAGCATCGTGAGCCGCGACTGCGGCGTGTGTGGTGTGGCACGAGAGAATCGAACTCCCATCGCCGGCCTAACGAGCCGGTATGTTTCCCTTACACAAGTGCCACTGAAGAAGGTTACTCAGCCTTTCAGCAGGCCTTTCACCTTGCACCGCAGCAAACGGAGGGACTGCTGCGGTGGCCTAGGATTGTCTGTGCGTCATGTCTGAGCGGCGCACAGGCCTAGTGATGGCTAGGCCGAAGCCTTCGCCTTACCCATTTAAGGGTATTAGGTAGCTAGCGCGCTACTTGCTCCCGTTGCCCAATCAAGAGCTTTCGCGCGCTAGCGTTCAAATGGGCTGCAAGATGACCATTCCTTGCAGCCCCTGACTTGGCGCCCTTACAACAAAACACCAAGCCAGTTTAGGGGTGCGGGCCAAGGAATGCCATAGCGCAGGTTTCCAACAAGCGCTAAGACGGCCCGCAAATGCGTTCGTGCAGCAGGAATGCACAGGTCTGGCCTGTTCACCAGAAGAACGCAACCGATATTTTAGGCGCTCTCGCGCCGGATGTTTTTCAGGTGCCTCGTAGCTCTCGCTAAGGTCTCCCACCACCGGATGCTTTTTAGGCGCTGTGCTGCCGAAGCAACACTCCCAACGCCGCTCGTTAAACGCCTTCCCGCGCGGTCATTTACCCTCGGACTCCAGAGCGGACAAGGTGCGCCCCTGTTCCTCGGCGGGCCGTAATAACGCACGGCTCAGATCGTGGTCAGTTATACTCTGACTCCTGAGCATCTCATCGGCAAAGCTGTCAGCACATTTGCATCGGCCTTGCGTCTTTGATGTAAGTATCCTAGCATCACTTCGGCAGATGTCAACTAATTATTTTTAAGCGCCGGAGCATTGTAAAAACTTTGCCCCGGCGCCATGTGGCAGAGCGTAGCGAGGCTGCGCTCTCCCAGCCTCACGCCCCCGCGCTTGCTGGCTCTGTGGTCATCTCTTCGCGTGCAGGCCCAAGGCCTCTGCGGCGCAACTCAGCAGCGGCAAGTGATGCCGTTTCAAAGCGACACGCATTGTGAAGGCTTTCGGGCGTCTGCCCAGCCATCGTTGACCCGTGGAGTGTGAGATAGGCGCCGTCCACCTTGATGGCTAGCCAGAACTCTCCCACCTTGCGCACCTGCGAGCCGTCGCTCCACTCGTACACCGCAGCGCACGCGCTATCTAAGATACTCTTCACTCTCTTGCTCCTGTGTCGATGGCAACGATGTCTTGCTCGCGCATCATCTTGTAGCGCTTGCCATCATCGGCCCCGGTGACCTCGATGCCTGCATAGCGGTCGAAGAGGATGCGGTCGCCGACCATGACCATGTAGGGGAGAAGGCCATCGCCTTCGTTGCGGCCATCCCCTAACGCCGCGACAACGCCACGATTCGGGAACTGCACGGCGCTGTCCGGCAAGACAATCTGGCCGATAGTGCGCTCGCCGTCGTCGAGACGGACTAAAATTTTTTCGCCAACCGGTTTGAGAATCATCGCCTGCGACTCCTCGAAATGAGCGCAGGCATCACCAGCCCTAGCATGATGACGCCTGCAATGACAAGGCCCGCGACGAGCGCGAGGCCGATTAGTGTATCTTGCATTTTTCAACTCCTGTGCCGAGGCAGTCAAGGCAACTGCCGTCAGCACTGTAATGATTTCCGCCAGAGCCGCGACAAGGCTTGCACGGCTTCGCGCTGGGGTTCGGCGGGCCACCTAACCAAGGCGCTTTGATGCGCTCTGCGTCATAGCGTTCTTGGCGCTCGCGCGCAAGCCGAAGTCGGTGAATGCACAGGATCATCCACAACATCGTCAAGGCCCACGCAATTGCGCCCGTGACAACAACAAAATACATACGAGGCCCCTTATGCAGCCACACGATCACAGCGCCCGGCCACAAGGACGGTGCCCGCAACGTGCCCTGTGGTGCCGATGGTGATGTTCGACACGCTGCGAATGCGGCGGTTCGCCACGCTCGGCGTTGTCTCGTGAGTCGGGATCACATCCACGTTGTCCCCCGACGAATGATCGTAGCGGAACACGGCGGTTATGTCGCTGCCGCTGACGCTCTCCACCACGACTGTCTCTTGCTTGGTGGTGCCGTAGGCGATCACCAACACGCTTCCACGGACCACGCCCGTTATCGAACCAAGCCCCACCGTGACGCGTACAAAGCCTTCAGTGGCAAGGTCGGCGCTCAGCGTTGTGGATGTGGGGCCTGTGGGGTTGTTGCCTGTCAGTGTGCAGGTCCACGTCGTTGTGGTTTCGCCTTCGTCGTCGGTTCCTGCAATCGTTACCGTGGGCGGCGCGCTCCCGCCACTAAACGCTGTGATGACTTCGACCAGCGGGACTAGCTCGGCGTAGTTCGGGTCATAGTCTTCGTTATGCGTGAACGCGCCGCCCACGGCACGCGAGGCCATGCTGCCACTGGTCAAGTTAAACTCGATGCCTTTGCCGTGATAGTACCACGGCTCAGCAGGCCGCGTGCCTGTCATCATATAGACCAAGTCGCTGAAATACGGGCTAAGCATGTGCATAAACTTCTCCCCGCCGCCGGGCGTGTTGCAATACTCTAGCATGGTTTGCAGCGACACCACCGCGCTGTTGATGCCTGTGGGTCCATGCTCTTGATAGTGGTCGTCTAGCTGTTGAATGCTGTCCCAAAAGTTGCGCAGCCAAACCTTGTCGGCGGTGACGTTGGTGCGCAGGTCGTAGCTCAGCTTGTTAAAATCTTCCTCAACGTCATAGTCATCGCTGGTGACCACTGTGAGATTGAGCAGCCTGTTGGCAAGCTCCAGCATACTGCCCCCGGCATAGCTCCCGCCCGTGACGCCTAACACGCGGCTCATTTCTTGATACATGCGCGCAATGACGTCGGTGTACGACTTCAAAAGACCAATCTGCATTGCCATTAGCTGTCCCCAATTTACTAAAAAATTTTAGCCAAGGCGTCATGGCGCTCGCACGGCTGCGTCGTGACTGCTCTCGATGATGCTACACAAGACGGCTGCCGATTCAACGTCTGCCACACCACGCCAACGACAGCAATAATGGTCGCGCTGCATGTTTGTCACGACTTTACCCGAAACGATGGCGCTTCGACCATTCAATCTCGATGCGCAGCGCGCCCAGCAAAGGCAACTCGCCGCGCTTAAGATAATCGCCTGCGCCAACGGTGCCGCCCTTATAACTCCCAACGCCTGCGCCAATCTCGTCAGCTAAGCTGAACCACAGCGCACGATGGCACCTCGTCACGATAGGCAAACGCAACCAACAGAATAGCGCCCAAGTATACTTCGATCGGTCACAGGTGATGGTGGCTACTGTATCTTGATGCGCTCCACTGCGCAAGCGATAAAAGAACGGCCTCACGTTTACCCACTGAGGCACCACATCGGGGTAAGGCGGGTCCGGCTGCTGGCCTGCAAGGGCTGCAAGCTCTTCTGGTTTCCACGGACTCTGCGCGTAACGCAGCCCGCGCCATGACAACCAGCCCTCAATCCACGCGAGCTTGCGCCACGTACCGTCTTTCAGCAAGGCCTCGTGCGTCAGGCGTCGTCGTTGCCACGGCATCGGAATACGCCAATGCCTTGAGCCACGCGAGCGTATGGAACCCCAGCATAATACGAGCGTCTTCAAATCGCTGCAGTAATACACGCCATAGCCGTCGAGCATGCCATCAGGATCGACCAAAGGCGTGCGTGAATCCCACAGGCGCACGAACTGGTTAAGCACGCACAGCGTCCAACGGCCTGTGAGTTCGCTATCGTTGCCAAACTTGATTAGCTGCAAGCTCAAGCGCGGACGGTTAAACTCGGTGCGCCGAATCAGGAAGGCAAGGCCTGTGACGCGCAGTAGCCAACGAATCATTATGAACTCCAAAAAAAAGAAGCGGCCATGTGGCCGCTTCTCGATTACCTTGTTGCCTGCCCTGCGCTATTTTTTCGCTGGCGGAATGACGACTTGCTTCTTGCGATACAGGCCGCTCTTAAGCATCGAATCGGACAGCCAGCCGCGTTCCTTGCCTGCCCAAAAATCAGCGTAGGTTGAGCCGTCTTCCACGCGCCCTGCCAGCGCTGCAGTCATCAGGCGCCCTACGGCCTCGTCACCAAGCGCCTTCATAATGTCTTGCTCTCTCCCCGGCACGGCCTCGATGTCTTTGAGTCGCAGCGTAATCGGCACGAGCAGGCCGCATTCTAGCCGATCTGGTGCCGTAGCCTTCAAGATGATGACGGACTGATAGCCACGCTCTGGCTGTTGCCACACATAGAGCGCGTCATCCTTCGGTCCGGCGGGCGGCGACTTCGGCAAGTCAACCGGCACCACCACCTTAAGCTCTGGCTCTTTGCCCTTCGGCTGAGCGCGCAAGTCTACGGATACCATCGCGGCGGTTGCTAGCATGACGCCTAGCAGCATGCCACTAAAAAATTTTACCTTCGTCATTGCACTTTCGCTCCGTTGGTTAGCTCTGCAACAACGGCGCGCTCCGCTCGGATGCGCTCAATGTTCCGGTTGTTCGCTTCGGCTAACAAGGTTACTTCCAACTGTGAGATTTTCAGACTGCTCTCACAGGCTTCGAGTTCTGCTTTGAGGCCAAGCGCCTCGTTAGTCTTGCGGCTTAGCTCGGCCTCAAGATCGGCTACGCGCATCAGGGCCGTGGAGTATGAATAGGCTACGGCCTCGACCGCTAGCTCCACCCTTGCAGCGTCGCGGCGCCCTGCCAGCCAGCCTGCTAGATGCGCCTTGCAGCGCTTCCACAGGCCCAGCTTGATGCGCCCCTTGCGGTGCGCGGACGCCTTCTCAGCTAACGCGTTGTCGGCCCAATCGTAGGCGCTGCTCTCGTTACTCACTGTATCCCCTGTACCATTGCGCATAGTCGGGCGCTCCATTTCTGTAAGGGCAAGCGCTAGGTAGCTGGCCAGCAACTTTTGCTTGGCGCCCCTCAGTGTAGGCTTGGCTCTCACCGATGCCGCAGACGACGTAACCTCTGAGGGCCAAGTTAGGCATCGACCCAATTGCATCCAAGCGCGTGCTGCCGTCGCTGCCGTCGCTTCTGTCGCTGCTGTCCTCATGCGATTTTTTCACCTTTGCTTCTCCCGTTAGTGATTAGGTTTATCGGCTCGCCAGTGCTAGGGCAACTCGCGAAGTGCGACACCTTGGCTCTCCCATCAACAACTGTTGGCCGTGCATAACGCCAAAACGCTACCATCTGGTGCGCCTCACCGCAGCGCGGGCACCCCCGGAATGTGCGGAACACCACGCCGCTGTTGCGGTCGTCTGTTGGTTCATGCGTGTGCGCCTCAACAATCATGCGCACATCGCCGCAGCCCTTGCTCGATTCCGGTGGCGATGTCACGATAGTGATGCGCCCGCCTAGCTCTGCTACATGCTCGGCGCGCTGTTGGCAAGCAGAAAAGAATGCTGCAATCTGAATTTTGTGGCTAGTGAGCAACGCACCTGCGTCCTCAATTGTCTCTAACTCAACAGCAGTAGCCTCAAGTGGCTCGCTGTCATGCGCGGCAATGCGACGTGGCTGGTTATTCCAAATATACATGACGCGTTGGCCGCTACGCGCATAAGTAATGCGCCCGCAATCAATCAGCGGACGCAAGTTGATGGCCTTCTCGTTAAGGGTCATGCGCCCCGCTTCCCCTAGCACCGCCAGCGAGACGGCACAGTTGGCGCACACCACTTGCGCAGAAGAGAATATCACTTGCTGGCTGCCACAGGCCCCACACAAAATAATCGGGCGCTCACTTGCGGCTACTTCGCGGCTCTGCATCGACTGCTCACTAAAAGATTTTAGCCGCGTGTTAGTTCACGGCCTTGGGGTCAGGAACGGCAACAGCGTCAGGATTCAAAGCACACCACAAATGAATCACCAGCTTGGCGCTTGGCGTGCGCCCCTTGGTCGGATGGAACTGCACAACGACTTCGTTGGGGCCAAACACAAGGTCGCGCGCAATCTTTATCTCGGCGTGCGTTGGCCAACGCGGACTGTTCTGTAAGCTGATCGACACGTGGTCGAAAGACTGGCCTTGCAAGCCGTCTTCCATCCAGCGCATTGCGTCGCTGCACACCACGACAAGGTTGTAGCGGTCTTTGCCTAGCTGCATCGGGATATGAAACAACCCATTGCGCGCGCCTTTGCCGTCTTCACCATCCACGCCTTTAACGCGATAGCGCTCCATCGCAGCGCAAAAGTCTTGAACACTCTTCATGCTAACCCTCTCTCAGTTAGTAGCTCTTGAATTTGCGCCACCGTAAGCCGCTCAACCTGCTCGCGAGTGAAACCATTTACCAAGGCAAGCAGCGTCGCGGCGCTCAACACTTTGCTGATGCTATCGCAACGTGCCTCATACAGGGGGCGCACACAATCGAGGCACCATCCATCACCTTGGTGCGCGCAGTTGGCCAGATGCGGCATCGTCATTACTTCCCCTTGCAACAATGCTTAAACTTCTTGCCACTCCCGCAGTGGCACGGCCCGTTGCGGCCCCGGCTGCGCCCCACGTTGACCACTGTTTTGGGGTTGCGCTCGCGCCGCTTGATGCACGACTGGCAAAGGTTAATTTTCTTGGGACTGTAGTAGAACGCAGCCGCGTTAATCTGGCACAAGTCGCACAGCGCGACGCGCGTGGTCGTTTCGTCGTTTCTTAGTTCCACGGAATGCCCTTCGTAATTCACGCTCGTAGTTACTGTAATGCCCTTCGCGCGGCACATCTTGCCGTTCGCGTTCGATGGTTGCAAGCACGCCTGCGATGTCGAACATATTCATCAGCAACAACCTGCGCCCCTTGCGGCTCTTGTGCGCGAGCAACGCAATTCCGGGCAAGCCATCGCTGACCATCACTACCACGCTGGCCCCTCTAATATGATACGGCCTTTCAAGCACATTGCGCACATCGCTCGGCGCAAGCACTGCACTTGTAAAAATCTGCTCTAGCAGCGCGAGCGACGCTTCGTTTCCGTAGTTCTGCATCCAAACGTCACGCGCGTACTGTGTGATGATGCGCTCTGTCATAGTGCCCTCGTTACTAAATTATTTTAGCCACCATTCAGCCTACGCAAGATGTCGTCAAGCGGCGATGTCTGCTCGTTGGCCTGTACTTGCTGACGCTGGTAGCCTGCTTCGAGCGCCGCAAGTGTAGCTGCAATCTCATCGACTTCGCCCACAGCCTCTTTGACCGGCTCGGCCAACCGATCACGCCTCTCATTTCCACGGTCGCGAAACACGTCCGGTACGCTCGCTTCGGCATTGCGTGCCATTGTTTCGCCAACGCTAGCGTTGTAAATCAAGTCGCCTTTGTAGATGGTAAGCGCCATCGTTTGGCACTCCATCGCCGCGTAGCTCACGATGTCGAAGATGTCGTCGTGGGCTGCATTGGGGAACTCGCTTATCTGTTCTTCCATGTCCACGCGCCACGGGCCGGACGCCAAGTGGTATACCATGCCTTGCTCATACATCATCACCAATGGCGCGCCACGCTGCTGCTTGTCGCCTGCGTACACATTCAAGCGGTGCAAGGCAATCCCGACGCGCCGGGCTGTCTGGATAAGGCTTTCCCCGGTAGACTTCGGCTCGACGCCCTGCCACGATAAAGGACACGGCCACGGGAACGCAGCCCCGCGCACTGCCCAGCGCTGGTTGTAGCGGTCCCATGCAGCGCGTCCCACGCGTAGCTCACACATCGCGGGCCATTGGTCCGGATACTCCAGATGCTCGCAGAAGATGTGGTAAACAATCAACTCCCCGGACGGCGTGCGGCAGAACGTGCCGATAGCAGTCGGGTCATTACTCGTCGTAGCTGTCTGCGCAGTATCAGCGCACTGAAACCAAAAGCAATCGGACGCCTTCACGACGCGCGGGCGCGTGTCTTCGGTGGCCTCGCCTAGAACGAAGTGCAGCGCACCGTCGATCCACGTCTCGTAGCATAGCTGGAAGCGCTCCGAGCGCACAATCGAGCCGCCTTCAGCGCTAGGACGCTGCTGTAGCTGTCCCGGAACGCCTGCCCCAATACTCAGCTTGAACTCTTTCGCCGCCGTAGGCGAAAATCGCTCAGGCCACAATAGCTCGCCTTCCTTGCGGTTATCCATCAAGGCCGGGTCGGCTAGCTGCAACTTCGTCGGCACGATGGCATCACGGGGCCTGTCAACAGCATTCTCTTTGGTCGGCAGGAAGTAGCGCTTACGCTCGCACTCGAAGGGAAGCACGAGCGTTTCGTAGCCATGCTCCTCGGCGATCATGCGCCCCGCGATGTCAGCACGGTTAAAGCGCTGCATGGTAAGCACGCGCGCCACGTTCGATGGATCGTTCACGCGGCTACCGAGCGTCTGTGTCCAGAAGCGGTACACGAGTTCGTTCTCGGCTTTGCTGCGTGCCCCCTCGGCGCTCACAAGGTCATCGCCAATGATAATCTCGGCGCCTTCCCCTGTCGCCACGCCGCCGGGCGTGGTGGCAAAGCGGAAGCCTCGTTGCGTATTCTCGAATACGTGCTGCGTGTTGCGGTCGTATTTCAGCCGGAATTTGTTGCCCCAAAAATTGCGATACCACTCATGCAGGATAACGTCGCGGCTGCGGATGCTGTCCCGCTTTACCAGCATGTCCGAGTAGCTTGCGTAAATGAAGCGGTAGTGCGGCTTCTGCGTCCATGTCCACGTGCAGAACGCTACCGCTGCGCGTATGCTGTTGTGAACAACGAGGTCGCTTGCCGTAAACGTTTGATCGTCGTCCACTGACAGGCACCGACAAACGGCTTCGCCGTCCGGCTCAATTACTACGATGCTGTCTGCGTGCAAGGCCTCATTAAAGCGCTGTCGCTGAAACCTCTCTTTGGCAAGCCGCGTAGCTTTTGTGTGCCGAACGGGAATACGATCAGCGAATTTAGCAACCTCTTCTTGGCTGGTGGCAACCAACAAAAAACTGTCGTAGCTCGATCCATCGGCCATCTTTTGGCGCTTAGCACGCAGCCGCATCATGATCCCAAGACGCGCAAGCAAGTGCTGCACGTCCTCAAGAAGCGCACGACTGACACTCGAAAAGCTAAACTCTAAATCCTCTCGCATCCTCTTTTCGCGGCCGCGCCCCTTGGCGCTTACATAACCATCACACGCAAAGTAGGCCCCAACAAACTGCGCTACTTGGTCATTGCTGCCACGGAAAACAAATTCGGGAACGCGCTTGGTGTACGAGCCGTGGCCAGCAATCCCTACAGCATGCAACCAACTACGCGCGCCGTCTGAAAAGTTATAGCGATAGTTGCGCGGCGTGTGGTTGACCGCAAAGCCCATTGCCGCTGCGCAGGCCATAAGGTCAGCGCCTTCGACAGCGTCTTTGCATGTGATGCTACAAGCGCTCGATGACTTATATATTTTAGTGGCACCGTCGCCGATGAAATAGCCAGCCAAGCGGAACTCGTAATCGGTCATATAGTCCGATGACTTATCAAAGCCGCCGTACATCGACACCACGGCCAGAGAATCACCAAGTCGAAGCTGATCGGCGCGCTTCCATCCATCTGCCGTTAGGAAAGGGTGGTCATATGCAGCGCGCACTACCCGCCCGGCGTTCGTCATGATGCGCAGCACAGGCAGCAGACCTTGCTCATAGACTGCTGTTACTTTCTTGGCGCGCCCCTTGTGAGTGATAACGGCATCGCCAACAACAACATCTCGTAGCATCTTCCTTTGGCCGCTGGCCATCAGGACGAGTGCCCGTTCGTCCACGGGCTTCCCATGCCGTGGAGGTTGATTGATGATGAGCTTCTTGATGTCGCCGCGTAGGACGGCTTCCCAATGCTCACACTCGCACTGCACGATATAGCCATCGACCCACGGGGCCGCAGGCTCGATGATCGGCCACATGGCCTTGGTAAATTCGTAGAAACTGTTCTCGTACTTGTTCTGCAGCGTCAGAAGCTCTTCGCTGGGCGGCTCGATCATCGAGCAAAATTCATTGAGTAGCTGCGCCATCATCGGGCTGCCCAGCGGGTCGGGCGTCTCCGATGGGTTGAGAATCTCGTTGATTGTCCGCTGGCGGCTTACCTTGTCGGCCATCGTTAGTCATGCCTTCGGGAAACGGTGACGCAATCGACACGTCGAACACGCGCAGCGTCATAATATCGGTCACGATAGCGCGTCGCTGATTCGCGTCGGGGACGTTGCGCAGCACGCTGGTGGTGATAGCGAACACGAGGGTGCGCACCTGCTCAGCAGTGGCCACGGCTTGCATCTCACGCAGGCGCTTCCACTCCTTGGCTTGCAATTCACTCTTGAAGCTAATCGCGTTTTGCAGGTCATCCCAATTAGCTTCATCAGCGACGCCTGACGAAATAATTTGGTCAACGGCCTGCAGAGCCTCACGCTGCTCTACCGCTGCCTGCTGGCGCGTGGCCTCGTCCGGGGAACCCATCATCCGATTCGCATTGCGGAAGCGCTCGAACTGTTCGCGCAGACTGTGCCAGCGGTCGTTACTCTCCCCACTGGCCAAGCGCCCTGCTAGCTCATTGCAGCGCACTTGCATCAGTGCAATATCGTGCTGATGCGTTAGCAGGTCGCCCGACTCCGCAATGCGCTTGTACGCGTTACGCAAGTGCGTCGGCAAGTGCTTCGAGTACATATACGTTTTTTGCTGCCTGCGCGGCACATTAGAATGAGTCTTACAGTAGAACTCCCCACGCATGCAACGCCGCCGACAACGCTTGCCGTTCTCGTGATACTCGTTGCATACGCCGTCGTCGATGATGCCTTCCGGCACTTCCTTCTCGACATCGGGCGCGTCCAAAATATCGTGGGCTGCCATAGGTACTCCCTGAGTAAAATAATTTAGCGCGACATGGATTCTAGCCGCTTGGCGTTGCGGCGTCAATCACGGGGCTGTCGCGCTAAATTATTTTAGTGGAATTTCGGGCCGTTCGTCAGCGAGCGGAATAACTGTATCTCGCCTTCCAGTTTGCAGATTTGGTTTCGCGCATGACACAGGTCTTGGCGCAATTCACCGATCATGTAGCGCAACTGCCCAAGTGCGTAGCGACCTGCTAACACGATCGACACAACACCAACGCCAAGCGCTGCGTAACTCACCGCCAGCATAATCGTCACAAGCCGAATCTGCTCGTAGGCCTTTGTGCTGTCCATCCTTTGCTCTCCCATAGGCTACTTAATTGCGAGACAATCGCCGTCTGTATTATAGTCGTCGAAAGCGAACTCGCACGTATCATTGGAGCTGCATTTCTGGCAAGTAATGGCCATCTCTGGTTCTAGCGCCCTCTTGATGCTATTCGCGAATATGCTAACGCGCGCGCTTTTCGCCTTAGCCCATGAATCTTCCTTGCTAAGAATTTTCCGCTTCCTTCACGAAGGTCTGTCGCGCTAAATTATTTTAGCGGAATTTCGGGCCGCTAGCCTGCTTGCGAATAGCCTGTATCGCGTCTTCCATATTGTCGAGCTTACTGCGCACACTAGACAGGTCAGCAAGCACTCGGTCGATATTGTCAATCGCCCTGCCTATGACCAAGAAAGCACACACCAAAAAAACCAGCGCTGCGAACCCCGCCACTAACAAGGCCGCATAAATAACATCCTGTTGCCCGTTATCCATTTCCTGTTCTCCCCAAGTAAATGACATCGTGTTCAACGTGCATGCCTAGCCTCGGGGCCTCACGCACAAATTGAGTCAACGTGTTCCAGCACCCAACCGCTACAGGCAAATTGTGGTTCGGCGTTCCGTCGGGCTTGCGCCGTACACAATACAATTCCCAGCGGTACACATCGAACGTCCAGTCCGTTCGCCATCGGCCTGTGGCGGGCCTAATGTCTTCCGGCAACACATACCATTCGGGCATGAGCTTGTTGAGGATCGCGGCCGCACGGATGCGCAGCCGCCCGACATGATGCGCGCGCCGCTTCATGTGCCTGCGCCTTTCTCTTGGGTCGCTTCGGCTTCGCTGGCTTCCTTCACGAAGGCCTGTATGTGGCGCCACGCCGTCAGGCTCGGCAGTGGCGCCAAGACGATGGGCTGCGCCTCTTCGGCATACGGTGCCGATGCTGGAGCAAGCTCGCCGTCGTCGCGATCCTGATAGATGCGCGCACACAACACCCAGCCGCTTTTCGAGTTCATCACGCACAGTGCTGGCGACACCACAAAGCCTGTGCCGGGCACAATGTCAGGACACGCAGCCTCAAGCGCCCGCGACAGCGCCTTGTGATTGTCAGCCTTCGCATCGCCGCGCTCGTAGCCTAGCTCGTTCATCACGATAGCTGAATAGTCCATCGGCGCCATGCCGTAGTAGAGTCGCCCTGTGTCCCCGATGGCGTACTCGATGAACTTCTCCGCATACTCCACAGCCCCGTACTCGGCCCCGAAGATGTTGTGGCCTTGCTCAAGCAAAAAGCGCAAGCGCTCCACGAACACCAGTTGCACCTTGCACAGGAACGCTGGCGTGTCTAGCGCAATGTCGCCGCGCTTAGGCTGGCGCTCTTCGATGGCCTCTGGCTCTAATGCCTGCAGTTGTGCGCGCAAGCTCTTCACGGCCTGCGTCAGCCACTCGATGGCCTGCTCTTTTGTGTGTGCCATAACTCTCACTTCCTTTTCTTCACTTGGGTTTCGGGCAGGCGTAATATCCTGACCCGCTGGTTGCGACCGTTGACTGTGCACCCGCGCACTAGCTCACCCGGCGTCTGCCAGAGGGCTGCGAATATCCTGTCTGCCTCGGTCCACGGCATGATCGCCGGATTCGACTTGCGGCCTGCCTTGGTAGCTATCTCGTGTAGCAGGCCATCGTCCCCTGTCATCACGGCAGGGTTGCTCGATTGACGCAGATGCTCGACGGCGTACTCGCTGAGCTTCTTACGTGCCATGTGCCTTCTCTTCTCCTGACAGCAGAGCGCTCTCGATAGCGACTTCCATCACCAAGGCCTGTGCGTATTGTTGCACATTTCCGTTACTATCGCCGACGGCGCTAACCCCGCCTTGTAACTTCCAACCGTCAGCAAGAAGCGCGGCTACGATACGGTCGAACCTTCCGGGGTAATCCTTGACAACCATGTAATGCAGTTTATTCACGTTGATGCCTCGTAAGACCGTGGAGTATGAGAACGGCGCGCCTCTCATGGTGGCCAAATTAAACCACGCGACGCGTCGTAGCTCCACGAAGAATCAAACCAATCCAGCGCCTGCACATCAGGCGCGTAATAGTGCAGGTGCGGCGGCAGCCACAAGCCTTCAACGATGACCACATAGTGCGTCACAGCTAGCAGCGTCTCGTCTTCTACATCAAACAAGTCAGCAGGCAGGTCTTGCCTAAACACGTCCATTAGATGATGACGCATGCACCGCTCCAGATAACAGCGCGCCCGCAGCGGCAAGGCGCCCAAGCCTTCGCCAAGCAGTATGATCGCGCGTTCGACAGCATTCATGCGGCAGCCTCTTCACTAAATTCTTTTAGTGGCTTGGCCTCTTGTGTCCCTTGTTTTTGCTCCAGCCAGAGCGCTCGCAGGAGCGAACCTTGGCCAAGGTCAAGGCCGCTTAGCATTCTGTCTTCGGCCTCGCTGACAGGCCGATGGGCAGGGTACGCTTCCATGATGTCGTCGATGGTACAAAGGCCTGCGTCGCTCGCGGCTTGCAAGGCGCCCGTCTTGTATGTGTAATTGAACTCATACGGGGCCAGCGTGCATTGCGCCCCTTGGCAACTATCGAAAACCCATGTCGTCTGCACTTCGGTGGCCTTGTGGCGCACAAAACCATCACGGTCGCCGTCACGACTAACATTGCTGCGCTGGTAAATGCGACGACACCACCCGTAAGTTTTCCCGCAACGCGTGCAGCGCATGCTTTTCATTATCAGGCCGCCAACGCTGCGTAGGTACTCGCCCATCGCTGGCGGATAGTTTGGGTATCCTTGTTCCGCGACAGGCGCCGCCTCGGTGCGCACATGCTCCACAGGCTCCGTCGGTGAAGTAGGCTTGGGCCACTCGCGCTGCTTGTTGATTACCATCTTTTCTTCGGCAAAAGATAAGATGCGATACACGTCAAGGCCACAGCGCCGCACGGCGTCCAGCCAGATGATAAGGCAGTCGGCAAGCTCAAACGACAACTTGCCAAGCGCAATTTCTGCGAGTATCTTGCGCCCCTGCTCGTCGATGTGTACAGCGCCAAGCGCTTCGCTGTCTGCGAGGCCTTGCTCGTAGGCCTGCAGAGCTTCCAATGCTTCTTTGGCCAAGTGCTTGAGCGCACCAATGGGGCCGCGCTGGGCGTCCGTCCCGAACGTCTGTTGGCTCCAACGGCTAAGGTCAGCTTGCAGCCCTAGTAAGCCAACGCCGACCAAAACCCCTTCGGGCCACTGGTCCACTTGGCCACTAAGAAATTTTAGTTGCTTGTCGATGTCTTGCAGCGCCTTATGGGACCGATCATGGAACTGCTGGTACGACGCATTGTGCGCGTCGCAGCGCTCCAGAACGCCCTTGCTGGCACCTGCGCCAATAATGGCCAAGTACGCAAGGCCTGCACAGCAGACGAGGAACAACACCGCCGCGAAGTCATTAACCACCAATGCGAACATATACCACCTTTGAAATTGACGAGCGACGCAGTCTTTATACACGACAACCCTACGACGTTCCAGCGGGCATTTGACAGATAGAGAAAACCGCGTCGCACAGGGCTGCATATGCCACGAATGGCGTTCCGTAGTCGCACACCTGAATCATGTGACGCCCGACTTGAATATCCATCTTGCGCCCGCCTTGCAGACCATCGAAGATGTCTCGTTTGATACGGGCGGTGACGCCAACATCCATGCCCGAGCCGAGCAGCGCGTAGTCGTCTCGATACCAACGATACTGCGGTGTTTCGCCAATCGCATGCCAAGGCTGATGCAGAGTGCATCCGTAGGGCACCACGTAAACATCGCCGTCAACGCCTATATGCACTGCATCCGGTGGCCTCTGTGAAGGCGGATAGTTTCGCGGTTCCCGCGTTACGAAGCGCCCGCCCATCATGCTGGCCATCACGCTCTGCGCATACCCTTCGGCACTAACCGCGTTGGTGCGGCTGCGACGCGCTCGACCCACGACCACGGGACGCGCATCGGCAATCAGCACTTGCCTGATTGGGAACAACGACAGCGCCCTTTTGATGGGTGGCATATAGAGTCGGCTGAGGCTAACTTCCAGATACTCAGGCAGGCCTCGACGCAAGTGCAGCACCGTATTGTCCGCGTCATGCTCCGTGGCGCACAACACGCCATTGGAAAGGTTCTCGCGCATATAGGGCGCATTGCCTGCGGTGTAGGCCATCTCCTGCGCTCTCATGTGGCAATACTCCCGATTAGCAGTCTTGCCATGCACGTCGAAGCGCCACCCGATTGTGTCTCTGAGCCACTGCGCTGAGCCTTCACTAGCAACCGTATCGTTGGGAGAGAAGACGCCGTTCCATACTCCTGTGTGAAAGCATCGTTGCTTATCGCCCCACAACTTCACGAAGGCCGTGGAGTGTGAGCAGGCCGCGCAACTATCACTCGTCTCGCAGACGCACACTCCAAATCGCTGTGCGCAATCGCGGCTAGCCTGCCCTGCGGCCACGGACTCACGGATGAAATTGGCCGACGCGCCATAGTCAAGCTCGTCGTAGCGGTCGGCCAAAATCAGACGGGGCGCGTCGTCATCCGGATCGTCTTTGATGGCCCGTAGCAGCCCCTGCGCGTCGCAATCATCAATGACCACAGCAGCCCCTCGACTAGGCGTTTAGGATCGTGTCGCAATGCCCCGCAATCGAGCGCGCCATGTTCGTTAGCATCAGCGCCGCGATGTCTTCTTTGACCACTTCCGACTGCTCGTTGTACGTGGCTGCAAACGCCGTATTGACAAAGCAGGCCGCGAAATCAGCGAAAGCGTCGTACTGCGCGCGATAGATGCTCTCGTAGGTGAGCAAGTGAAGCTCGACGGCGGCGCGCGTCACCGCGCCGCGCATATGCGCCGTGAGCATCTGCCGATGGAATGCGGCCGATGTCCCACGCGTCACCACCAAGCCGATGCCCTGCCCCACAGGGTTGGGCACAATGCTCAGCGTGGTGCCCTCGATCTGAATGCTAAAATTCTCTCTCACAGTAGCTCTCCAAAAAGAGCAAGCGCCCCGAAGAGCGCTTGCCATGTCACTAAAAACTTTTAGCCACACCGACGCTTAGCGCGGGTTAGGGCACCGGCCATTCGGGCATGCTTGCTGAATCACACGCAACGGCTGCGTGACGATGTTACCGAGAGGCTGCGTCACTTGGCCGCATTGCCCGCCGACGCAGGTGGTCTGGCTTTGGACTGCACAGACGCCGCCCGCGCAGGCCGCTTGTTGCTCCACGTACACCGTCACTTCGCCCGTGGCCTTCTTCTTGGCGATATGCGCGCGCACGCTTTCGATGCCTTTGTGGTCCGTGGCCGGAACGCGGAACACGCCATTGTCGGCGGGATCGAAAATCAAACACACGCCATTGACAACTTGCACGCCCACGACATCGAGCGCCTTCGGCTCAACCTTGTCGGGATTCGTCGCGGGCAACATCGGCACCAACTTCGGCTCTGGCTTCTCTTGTGCCGTGGCATAACCTGCCAACAGCAGCATTGCCGTCGCCATCAGAAAACTCTTCATCGCATAACCTTTCTGCGCTTGCGCGCATATTGCTTGCAGCGCTTGCGCGCTGTCGCCGCGTCATTGCGGCATCCCAAAGGGCCGGAATCGAACCGGCTTGCACCTTTACCCGCTAACGCACAGACTTGCAGCGCCCGCCTGATCGCGTAGTGCATCTCTGCTTGGCATCGTAACGGGTCGCCATCCCCGTCGCCTCTGGGCTAAACTTACTTTGCCCCGCGATCTTTGCGCCGCTTCTCGTTGGCTTCCCATGTGCGCTCTTTCATCTCGCATCGGCGATTGTAAATAGAATACGCCGCACAACAGACGATAAGCACTATCACAGCAGCAGCGCACGACCATCCAGAGTTATCCGTTTGCGCCAAGGTCATTAGTCTCTCCTTGATCGAACCATCGAAACGAGTGCCCGAGCAACCTGTTCGCCAGAGCAAGCCACGGCACAGCGCACGCAGCACAAAAAAATCTTTGGGCCAATCTCTTGCAGCCAGAAAATCCCCACGCAGGCCAGCCACAAGATAGCAATAATAGAGGCCATCCACCAAGGCATAATATCGTCAACGCTCGAAATCTTGAACGCCCACAGGACGGCCGTTGAAATGGCCACTATAATCGAGACGCCAATAACATACTCGCGCGCTTCCTCTTCCTCAGTCATTGCGCCCTCACTTGTAGATGCCTTCGAGTTCAACAACCCCATCGAAGGCATAAGCCTTGATATAGAACGCGCCCGTGCGCCTGTTGTAGGCTGCGTAGATCGCACGCAGCCAGTCACCTTGGACCGCAAACCCTTCGAGCTTCGCGGTCACAATCTGGCCACGCAACTCGATGTCGGCCTTGAGAATCTTTGCCTCGATGGCCAGAGGCTTCCCAAGGATGGTCAGGCCATCGAGCTTCACGCCGACAAGCCTTGCCGCGCTGATGAGCTTCGTGGCATTGGTGTCCTTGAAGCGAAACGCCAAATCGGGCTTCGGCGGGAACGCCAAAAGCAAAACCATCAAAAACGCCGTCGTCATCTTTTTCTCACTAAAACATTTTAGTCTAATTTTTTACCAATCTGACGCTCGCGCCTTCTTTGGCACACGACGCACCGCTTTGGGTCGCTCATCAGATCAACTCGGCAAGTGCCGTAAAACACATGCCTTTTGCATAGTGAACGCCCATTCACAAAGAAATGGTCGCGGCGCAGCCTGCTCGGCCATCCCCAGCCGTTGCCCTTAATATCGGCACTTTCCATACATGACTCCCTTGCGGATGCCGTTTGCAAGCGCTACGGCTTCGTTTGCCGAGCTTTCGTTCTCTCGGCAACAAAAAGCCAACCCTATCTACCGTGGCTGCCATCCTGCGCGCTAGGCGATTCGCCTTCTTCTGGTGGACATACATTCACAACAGCCGCTAGCAGGTCTTCGCAATACCTCAAGTCGGCCGCTACGGAATCCTTGAGGGTACGCAATCGTGCTTGCATCGTGCGCGCCTGCCCCGAACACAGTCCGGCCTTGAAGCAAAGCTGGTCAAGCTGCGCTCGCAAAACACTGCTTCGAGAAGCCAGCTTTTCGCGTTCGTCGGCGGCGTCGCTTTCGCTTTGCTGGCGCTCTTCCTGATCCTTCCTGCGCGCCTCAATGAGCCGATCTACTTCACGGTGCAACTCTGCAACCTGCTGAGCGTAGTCGTTTGCGCGGCCTGCAAGCTCTTCGTTTTCGCGCTTAAGCTTCTCGATAACCTCGCTGGCCCCAGCATTGGCTTCGTTGGCGCTCTTCATCGCATCGCTCAAGCGCAAGTAGCGACTGCTGGCCTCATCAATAGCGCGGTGCGTGCCCGCTAGCTCTAATCGTAGCTCAGCTTCGGTGGCTTTCGCTTGTCGCTCGAAGCCTTCGGCCTCGCCTACAAACGCATCGTACCTGTCGCACATGCCTTTGTGCTTGCCGCTCATCGCGGTCAGCTTTTCCTTGTAGCTGCTCACCTGCACTTCGACTTCAATGGCCTGCGCTTCGGCCTTCGCCTTTTGCTTGAAAGCCTCGTCTAAACTCTGACGATAGCGGCGCACGCGCGCCATCTCATCGCGAAGACGACCCACAAGGCAGAGCAACGCCATCAGCAGAATCACAATCCACGTGACCGTAACGCCGTCGTGAGCAGGCGCATGGCGAACCATCCACTCGGAGACTTCGGCGCTAGTCAATTCACATTGCGCGAGAATGTTCATGGCTTTACCTCATCAAGCAATTTGAGCTTCTTTTTGTGGGTGCGCTCTTCTACGGCCCGCTGGAGCTTCGGCAGGCGCTCGGCTGCCAGATCGAAAAAGTGGCCGAGGTCGTCTTGCGAAAAAACATCTGTGATGTCAGTGCTGTCCAACTCAATTATGATGGCCTCTTGCTCGCGCAGCGTTCGCGACTTGTTAATCGAGTCTGGATGAATAATCGTAATAGACACATTTGGCGCGCCTTCATTCTTGCGGCTCACCACTGTATGTCGCGCCGTCATAACACGCGGATACGATTTACCTAGCCCGACGATACGAAGGCCAGAGCCAACGTAGTCCATCGAGCCTTCGGCGTAGTTCTTCTCCACGTCGATGGAGCTTTGCAGCAGCGCGATAATCTTTTGCGCGCGCTCGTTCGGCTTGTAGTCGTCCGGCATCAGCAGGCGCTCGACGGGCGCCACCTGCAGCACGACAGGCGGCTGCAGTTTAGCCACTGGCGGCTGCAGTTTAGCCACTGGCGGCTCAGCGCTTTCCCCTGCGTCGCCGCGATACTCTTTAGAGTGCGGCGCCCATTCACACTGCTTGCGCTCGCGCTCGGCGTCTTCGTAGTACCAGTGCGCGCAGTAGCAGCAGCCGCACAGCAGCGCCACTGCAACGGCCACGATTGCTAAATTAACTCTTCGCATATTCTCTCCACTAAAAATTTTTAACCGCGCTCGACAATCTGACGCGGGGTTAAGCGCGGGCGCTTGAGTATGCGCCGCAACGTCTCGATGTCGCTATCTTGAACGCAATCCTGAATAGCGCAAGCCAGACCTAGAATAGCCGCTATCTCATCAAGTGCAATTCCCTTGCCCACCACGGACACAACCTGAACTTGGTTTGGGTCGCGTTGTGAGCAGCGGATATGAAGCTCGTCTTTGCCCGCTGTAAACTGCACGCAAATCTGGCCTCGTGGACTAATGATAATTACACACGCCCAACCGTATTGGTCGGCCATCGGCTCGCGCTTGCCTACGATACGTGAGCCATTCATGATGCCCTCGTTTTCATGAGCAGTGCCGCAGCACCTTCATCAATCATGGAATCAATTTCGCTGACGTGCCTGTTCGTAGCGAGCGTAAGCGCTTTCTCAATTGGCTTTTCCCATGCAGGCCCGCCATGCAAATGCACGCCGCAAGCCACTGTAAGCAGGTCGCTAGGCGACGCAACCAGAAACAGGAACTCGTTGTCGCTCAACCCGAACAAGCCGCGCTTGATGGCCTTGCGTGCCAGCACACTTGCAGCCCCTGCGCAAGACGCACACGGATTCGACCGGCCATGCGCTGCGGCCACTGCGCTGGCGAAAAGACCTGCACCGGGACTGCACAGCCACACGGACACATACGCGCGCATAAACTCTAACCGCGCATCGCGGGGCGCTGGCGAGCGCCACAACCAACGAAGCCATCTCATCGGGAACCTCACTAAATTATTTTAGCCTGCAGCCAATTCTTCCAACGGGTCATCGACAAGCTCGGCAGCCTTGAAGTCGGTCACCGGGGCGCGCTCGACTTCGATCCACGGATGCGAGAAACACACCTTACGCACCCAATCGTCGGCGTCTTCTTTGCTCATGCGCATCGCAAGGCCTGCGTTCGGTCGCGAGACATGGCGTTCGGCAATCTTGCCTTTGCCGTCCAGCATGGTGTCGTTCTCGAATGGCGTCGGCACCTTCGTCAAATAGTTCCACGGCTTCTTGGGGTCGCCGCGCAGGCGCACCACGTACTCAATCTCTTTCATGCTTCCCTCGGTTACAGATTCTCTCGCAACGCCTCGAAGAACACCGCAATCAGGTCAGCGTTCTGCACCACGATTACGAGGCTGCCAAGCGCAAGGGCTGCGCACAACAGCCCCGCAAGAATACACAGCAGCCATCCGCCCGGCCTGCTATCGAACAACCAATCGCCGCTGCGCTTAATCACACCACTGCCTCGCAATTTTCTTAGCCAGCATCTCGGCTTCTTCGACCGGCAGGCCGACGCCGATAAAGTAGCCTATCGCCAACATCACGGCCCCAAGCACTTCGGCCTCATGCGCTGTCCACGAGGCCTCGTTATGATCCGCCACGCAGGCGTCCGTCCATTGCAGCGTCGGCACATCTGCGGTGAGCCTTGCCACGTAAGTAGCTTCCATCGGCGAGAAGCCACTTACGTCGATAGCTACCTTCACGCGGGCGCCCCTTCGGGCGCCTTGAGATGGCTCATCAAGCGCAGCCATGCGGCCTTGTTGTGTTCGCGCAGCCAGCACAACATGGCCTCGCGGTCGATGGTGGCCTCGAAGTCTGACGACAGGCGATAGCGCGCTTTGTTGCGCAGGCCCGCAAAGAAGAACGCCAAGCGCTTGCCAATGGCGGGGCGCTCCCCAATGGCCTTGGCGGCGTACTCGGCTGCGTGGCAGAGCGGGTAGTGGCCGCGCTGGCCATCCATAATCTCTTTCAACTCGGCCACTTCGGCGTCCCGCAGCCACGGCACAGCGTTGAAATTAACTTGCAGCGTGCCCGCCTTCACGGCCATCGCGACATAGTTCACGCTCGCGGCCGTAATTCGTTTCTTCCCAATCATGCTTACCTCGGATAACTTTGAGTCGCCGGATTCCGTGGAATGGGAATAGTGTCGCCGTTGCCACGGTTCGCCCTGCGTCCTCGTAATAAGGCCGTCTTGCCGCACTTGACAATGGGTGCGGCAGAACAACGGCCGGGATTCTCTCAACGATCCTTTGGCGCGCCACATCAGCGCGCTCATAGAAGTCTAGCCAACGCCCGTAAGCCACAAGGCCGCAAAACACCAAGGCCTTCGGCTCGTGCTGCGCAAACGCGCTCCACATCGCGGTCGGCTCTACGGGGCGCGGGTCACTGTAGTGCGCCAGCACCGTAAGCGAAACCGGCGCAGGAATAAGCGTCACGTCGCGACGCGCTGCTTGCATGCCCTTGCGCAACACTGTCAAGTAGCTGCCTGTCTCGGAGCGCCAAAAGTCGCATAGCCAATCCTCACGCGGCCAATACAGGCCTGCCCACACCGTTGAGCATTGAGGCGGCAAAAAAGCGACTACGGTATCCACTTATCAACTCCTGCGCTCATGTTTTGGAGCGCTTGCATCATGCCCTCAGTGACAGGGGCGCCCGCTTCGACGCGCTCCACCATGTCGCTGATCTTCTCCGAAACCGACTCGAAAAAGTCTAGCGCTTTGTCTACTGCCTCGGGCGGCACATCGTCTTCGATCTTGCTAAGCGTCTCTTCGGCCAGCTTCAAAAATTCATCTTTCACGGCATGCTCACTAAAAAATTTTAGCGTCGGCGAAGGGTCACGCACCCATCGCACTCTTCCACAGACGTATACCCCGCCTTGGCGATGTCGGCTATTTCCGTCGCAGCCTGCACGAGCCGCATATTGCCGGGATCACTCACGGCCACCACGGGTATGTAGGCTGACACCCACCGCACAGCCTTGCCGTCGCCGAAGTGCAGCACGCAGGACGGCCGAAACTCTCCAAGCCTGTGCTGCAAAAACTCTGGCGGCTCAAGGCGCGTGCGCGAAAAGCTCACAGCCTCGCGCACGACGAGAAGTAGTTCTTGGTGATGCAATTCGGCCTCAGCGCGCCATTGCGCGTAGGTGGCTGCGCCATCGTAGTAGGCCTGCGCGCCGGGCGTGCTGAGGCATATCAGGAGCAATCTGTCATCGGCCATAAGTCGCAACACCTACTGATTGCGGACAACCCACTTAGGGGTTCGGTTAAGCGCTGGGGCGCGCTCGCATCTGCGTGAAGACAATATACCATCTGCGGCCACAATGTCAACTATTTTTTAGAATTTTTCCCATTCGCTGCGCGGGCTGGGCGCGTGCTGTGTCTTGCTCTTGGGCTTGCGCCCCTTCTTGGCGGCGGCTTCGCGGTCCTTGCGGCCCACAATCGCGACGACAGCCTTCACGCCTTGCACGAGGCCGCGCTCGTCAAACTCTGCTGGGGCCTCGAAGCAATACCGAAACGCACCGTGCGTGCGCCACGACTGCACATGGGGCGCGTCATCCCAATACTGGATCACGAACCACACGCCGAGATTCGCCAAGGCCTGCGTGCGCAGTTGCGCCGCGAGCGCTTGGTAATACTTGGTATTAGGCTGGTAATACTCAACGACGTATTCGTCTGCAAGGTACGGCCCATCTTCGTCGGGATTCCAGCCACGCAGCAGGCGCAGCCGATTAGGCAACGGGGCCGCATCGACAAGCGGCGCCCCCATCGGCATCCAGTCCAGAGCCATTAGCGCACCCCCGACATGAACTCGGCACAGATGAGTTCGAGCGCGCGCCCCTCACTCACTTCGCCGCCAACCATTTTGCGGATCACCTTGTAGGCATCCTCGAACGCTTGGCGCTGCTCTGGCGTAAGGCGCAGGCCTTCCATGCGCGGCGCTGTGGTGCGTACCGCAGGCGCCTGCGCTGTCTTCGGCTTCGTGTCGGGAAGGATGAAAGCAAGCTCGCCGGGTGCCCAACCGCAGTCGTGAATATCCTGCCCGTCGGCGTGCAACGCTAGCGCCGCCTGCGCCAGCGCGGCAAAATCCCACGTGGAAGTATCCGACGCGCGCTGATCGGCGATGGCGCGCGCTGTAGCGGTAGCCTTGCCGTCAGGCACTAACACGCAGGCTATTTCCGTCCAGCCTAATTTTTTGGCGGCGAGCAGGCGCCCGTGTCCCTTGACGAGCAGGTAGTTATTGGTCGCCACGAGCGGCTGGTCCTGCCCGAAGCGCTCTAGCGCATCGGCAATGATCTGGACATTGCGCTCGTCGTGCTGGCGCACGTTCTCCGGGTTAGGGCGCAGCCTCTCGATAGGCAACACGAACTGACGGAAGCTCGCGTGAATGTTGTTAATTGGCATGCTTTCCTGCCTTTGCCAGTATCTCATCGCGGACAACTTCCGCAACTCGAAACGCCATCAATGGCGGAACACTATTTCCGAGGCGCTCCCATTGCTGCGCATAACTACCAGCTAACTTAAAGTCTTGAGGGAAAGAACATATTTGCTTTACTTCGGCAATGGTAAACTTTCTCTTCTCTGTCGGATGAACGACACTGGCAATTCCGGGCTGTCCGTGGCTTGCCAAAATACACGGCGACGGACGATCTGGATGCGCCTTTATGAGAGAGAAGTATTTTTCGCTCGCCTCGCCAGCTTTAATTTTATCCCACTCCTTGCCAATTGCAAAGCGGGAAATGTCTGTTTCTGCCTCTATTTCAAAATGATACATATTAGAGCACGTAATACACGGGTGTGGACTATTTGCGGTCTCTTTGACCCTAAAGATTCCCTTGGTGTCATATGTAGATTTAACAATCCACGGCAATGCGTCGCGAATTGTGTACTGATACGATAATGGAGCTGGGTGCTTTGGCGAAAGACCCAAGTCGCAACGGACACCAACAAAAATAACTCGCTGGCGAGTTTGCGGAACCCCTAACCACTGCGCATCAAGAACTTTGCAAGATACTACATAGCCAGAATCTTTCAGCTTCTTGAGGATGTCAAGAAAAAACCCTTTCGCTGTCCCGCGCACAAGACCTGCAACATTTTCTGCAACAAAAACTTTCGGCTGCAAGCCGCGAAGCAAGCGGATATATTCGTCAAAAAGCTGCTCGTTACACTGCTGGGCGCCATGCTCGTACTTCTTCTTCCTGCCCCACCCTTTCTCGCGCGCTCCAGCGTTGCTGAACGCTTGACATGGCGGCGATCCATCAAACAAATCAAGCTCTCCGACTTTAATTCCTGTCTGGCGCAAAATATCATCTGGCCTTACTAGCTTAATATCTCGGCAATCCAAAAAACAATCTGTTGTGGAATTAGCCCTGTACGACTCCTGAGCGATAGGAACGAACTCATTTGCCCACACAACCCTAAAGCCAGCCATGCGATACCCAAGGCACGATCCACCACAGCCGCTAAATGTAGAGGCAACATTAAAGCCATTCCACGGAATGGCTTTAATTTCGCTCATAGACGGAATAGAATAAGGCGGCTTCATAGCTATATCCCCCCTGAGTACCTGTAGCCGCATTTCGGGCACTCATGATCCGTCCTGATATTCTCGTCAACTTCGGGGAACGAGTCAGGCGGCGAAGCATCACGTACAACCGAATCGCCTTCTGCGCCACCTGCTCCGAAGGAAATCATATCAATCTCTTCTGGCTGCCATCCAAGATCGGTATGCTTGACGCCACGCTGCTTGAGATTCTCGAACAGGGTGCCGAGAACAGTGGTATCCCATTGCGCTAGCTCTGCCGATCTGTTGTCGGCCAGCGCGCGCGCCACAGCTTCCCAATCACTCTCTTCGACTACCACGGCGGCGACGTACTCCCAGCCCATTGCGCGCGCAGCCTCAAGGCGCCCGTTCCCCTTGCGAACAATCATCCCTTGACGCTGCACAACGAGCGGCTGGTCCTGCCCGAAGCGCTTCAGTGAGTCGCAGATTGCTTGCAGGTTGCGCTCGCCATGAACGCGCGCGTTCGTGGGATCATGCACGAGCGAGTCGGCGCGCACCGCGAATTGACGCAGGGGCGCAATGATATGCGCCAACTTTGGGTCGTTCAGCGCAGGCAAGGCGGGCGGCTGCACAGCGTCTACGGGCGCTGCATTTTCGGCTTTCTTTTTCTTGGCCATAATCCTCTCGCTAAAATTTTTTAGTCACAGACTTTGCATTCCGTTGGGCGCGTCGAGCGCTGCAAGCATACTAGCGACTTCGGGCGGAATAAGCAACTGCGAAGACTCGATCGCCTCAAAGAAGAAAGCCTCGATGTAGTCGCGCCCTTCGCGCTGCGCACGCTCGACGCGATGCAAGCCGTCGATAAGGTACGCCACGTCGTCGCCTAGCTCTTGGTCGTGTACCAGCGCAAGGAACACAGGGTCGCTCATGTCCACGTGCGCCAGATGCCCTTCGTGGATAGCAGCGCCTTCCGTTGTAGCCTCGTGCAACGGGGCCACGGCTACCCGCCGCTGGGCGCGTGGCTTTGCGGCCAGCAGCGCCCGCGCCGCCGAGACATTGAACGACATCAGGACGCCTTCACGTTCGCATTGGTAATACTCCACATGCGACTGCCGCTTCATGCGGCTGTTCTGCTCACACTTAACACACATCATCCAAGCCTTTCTCTAATTGCTCCAAGAGCGCCTTGGCTACAGCCACAGCGCCTTCGATGCTGTAGAAGCCACTCACTAACCACGGCCGCGCAGCCCCGGTGGCCACGTACTCGGCTACTTTCTGATCAATGTTAAACGACGAGCCTCGGCCCCAGCCGATACGCAGGCCATTGGCGTGCATGGTTGCAAAGTAAACAGTGCGGAAATACCAGCCCGAAAACGCGTTGGTCAACGCCACAACGTCGAGCGGGTCTGAGGCCTTCTTGATGCTCGTCACGCAGATGAGGCCGTCGCCATTTTGGTAGGCACGCAACGCCGCCGACACGCCCACAATTTCTGTGCGATAGCCTGCGTCCTCAAGGATGCGGGACAATGCCACCGCCACGGCCCCTCGCATCAACAGGTCGCGGCTTGCCAAGTGGCAGTTGCCACCGATCTGCACTACCAGCGTGACAAGGCGCGGCCCTGACACAGGGCGCGGAGCAATCTCGTAAAAGAAAGGCTCGCCTGCACGGTAGCGATCCACGCTCACTTCTTCGCCGCCTTCCTCAGACCAACGCCCGCGCCGCCGAATCTCTTTCGGCTTGGGCAGGCTGCCCTCAAGCTCTGCAAGGATCGAATCAACGATGCCAAGCCCCTCTTCCCACGGACTAACAACCGCGTCGTAGACGGCCTTCCAACTTGCAAAATCCCTGCCGACAAACGCCGCGTCGTCGTAGCGGATGTCCGACTCGTAGTTCGTGCGGTATTTGCTGTAGGACGCAACGGCTGTTACTGTTTGGTCTTCGATGCCGTCAAAGGCCATTTTGCAGAATATGCCGCGCTTGCCAAAGGCCGCGCCGTCAATCGCTTCAATGTTCATGTCTTGCCTCGGTAGTTTGTGGGGCAGAAGTAATCTAGCAGGCCCGGCGGGAAATGTCAACTATTTTTTTTCCCCGCCGGGCAAGGCCTGCTAGAGCGCAGGCAGGTCACCGCCGTAAACCTTACGCACTTGCTCTGCAGGCCAGCCAGAGAAGAACGCGTGAGCAATCTCGGCATACGAGGCCCCGATCTGGAGCATGTCGTGAGCGTCTCGAATGAAGCGCGTCGATAGCACGCGCTCCAAGCGGTTCGCGCGGATGCCTTCACGCCACTTGAGCAGCAGGTCGTACAGGTCGCCGTCCGGGCACAGGTGGCGCTCGACCGCAGGCGAGTAATCGACAGGCACAATACCAATGCGGAAGCGGTCGAGCGTTGCTTCGTCGAGACGGTTGCGGCCTACATACTGCCGGTCGGCCCCGGTGCCCCACGTGTTTGCTGCAGCGATACACACAAAGTTTTTATGGCGCTTCGCGATGGGCTTATCCTTGCGTTCGGGCAACGGTAGCATGCCGTTCGCAAGGGCTGCATTGATGACAAGCAGCACGGTAGGGTCGGCGGCGTCCATTTCATCGAAGAGGAACACGCCGCCGTCTTCGTAGCATTTAATGAACTCTGTTGTCCGAAAGACTTCCTCGCCCGTGGAAATGTTAGGGATCGAGCGCCCGGTGAGCTTGCTTTCGGTCATCCCCGGCGAGCAGCTAATCATACCGAACTGCAGCCCCAGCGCGCGTGCTACCTGCTCGGCTAAGTGCGTCTTGCCTGCCCCCGTCGGCCCCGGAATGAAGATCGGTTTGCCTGCGCGGGCCAGCTTTAAGACCCACTCGAAGCGTGCGTGAAATACTTCGCCCTTCATCTCGCGCTTGGTAAGCCCGTCGATGATGATAATTTCTTGGCGAACGATGCCCTGATTGAGGAACTGTGCAATCTGGCGGCGTTGCTCCACCTTCATGTCGGTGATAGCCTGCCCCAGCATCTCTTGCAACACAGGCGACACGCCGCTTTGCACGCTGCGCTTGATGTCGGCCACCACAACGGGAATCTGCTCGTTGAAAGTTGTTTCGAGGCGGCGATGCACTTGCCCCTCAAGGTCTTTCTTGATGCCTGCAAGTTGAAATGATACTTCCTGCTTCACGCTGGCTACCGAAGCGCCTGCGCTCGCGGTGACGACCATTGCAGCAACATCCGCAGCGTCACCTGTCGAAGCTGGGAGCGTGTCATCAATCAGGCCATCAAGCTCGTCAACGGGGCTGCGGGATGCCGAACAGTAGCCTGCATGACACCAGCCGCCCAACGCGTCGGCGATCACATTGCTGCCTGCTACCATTCGCTTCCCGCAACGATTGCAATTTGCTGGTCGTGCTAATTTCATGGCCTGCCTCGGTGTGACTAAAACTTTTTAGTTGGCTTGCGTTGTGCTTGCCTTGTGAGGGTATTCTACACGCACTCCCATGCCCTGTCAACTATTTTTTTTTTAGAATTGGTCAAAAAAAGCGCAGGCCTTTCGACCTGCGCCCACGCTTCTCTCTGTTCAACAGCCCCGTTTACCGGCCCAAGCCGCCGATGATCTGGCCAAGGCCCGCGCCAATCGCTGCCCCTGCGGGCGCTCCCAAGCCGCCAGACAGAGACGCGCCAAGAGCGGCGCCGCCGATAGTCAAGATGCCTTGGGGGCTGAGCAAGCCACCTAGCACGTTATTGCCTGCCCCCAACGCTTGGCGCTGCGGCTGCCGGAAGGCTTGGCGTTGGCCGAAAACTTGGCGCTGAGGTTGCGCATAGATCGGTTGCGCTTGTTGGTAAAATTGTTGTTGCTGCACTTGCGCGAACTGCCGCTGGTGGACGACGGGCGCTTGTTGCTGCAAGATAACCGGCTGGGCCGGTGCGTAGGTGCGCGCGCGGAAGTATTGCTGCGGCGACACTTGTTGTTGCACGATCACGGGCTGGACAGTCTGCACGTGATGAACGACCGGCTGCACTTGCTGCAACTGGATCGTCTGGATCGGCTGGTACTGAATCTGCGGAGCCACCAGCGCACCCGTGGCGCAGTCCCCCGCATGGGCTTTGCTGCTGCCCATGACCGCCAGCGCGGTAACCATGAGCGCCAAAAGAACGTGTTTCATGCTATTCCCTCAACTACCTTTGAGCCACACCTTGCGGCTCATTTTTTCTTCGCAGCCTTGTACTCGGCGAACAACGCCGTTAGCTCCTCAGACGAAAGCGGGCGGTCGTCCTTCGGCATGTCTTGAGCGGCGCAGGTCGAATGACATGCGGCCCAATCTTCCAAAGTGAGGCTCGCCGGGTTCGTGAGGTTCAGGCCTGCGCGAACAATGCCGTTGTCGCCGTGGCAACGATTGCAGCGGTCGGCGAAAATTTTCGTCACGGCTGCGGATGGGACATGGCCAACAGGCGCGCCCTTTTTGCTCGCCTGTGGTGCCGCCACCAATGGAACGCTTCCCGAAGGGATACTTGCAGAAGGCGCGGGCGGATTTTGCTGCAACGGCACCGCTTGCTTTTGCTGTAGCTGCATGATACGACCCACGATGGCATCGACCAAGAGCGCGTCACGATTTTTCTCATAATCCTCGTCGCGCACCGTGAAGGAATAATCGGTACGCGCTTGCACTAACTGCGGCGTCGGAATGTAAAAGACTTCACGTAACGCCTGCTGCGGCACATAGGGCGCGTGCTGCACCACCGGTGCCACATAGGTCACGGGCGCGCTATACGACGGCTGCACAACAACACGCTGGCCACAAGCGCAATTCTGCGCCAACGCGTCGCCGGGCAACATGAATGCCCCGAACGCCAGTGCGCAGGACACAAAACAAAACAGCTTGGCTCGAATCATTTTTCTTCCTTGCCTTGCGGCTTACTAAGTTTTTGCAGCGCTTTCTCGATAAGCTCTGCGAGCCTTTCTTCATCGTTGAGCGCTTCGGGCGGTATCTCTGCCGACCGGAAGGCATCCATCAGAAGAATCATCACGGGAAAAACTTCCCCGTCCCATGTTGTACGAGGAACCGGGAACGGTCGCAAGAGGGCTTGGGACACAACGCGCGCTTCGGCGCTCTTGCGCGCTAAGATACGCACGACGCGCGTGGTTGTTCCTAGCTCCACGGCCGCTTTCACCAACGTCACTGGATCGTCGTAATACTCACGCATCGACGCATACGACGAGGCATTCTGTGCAGGCGTGCGCTTCGTGGTGTCTTTCACGAACTCCGCATACGATTCTTGGTCGGCGCGTAGCTTCGTTTCCCACTTCACAAAGTAGGTCTTCACCTTGTCTTGCTTTTCTTTCGACAGGGCGCTGAATATGCCGCCCTGCTTGAAAAACTTGTTGACAAGGTCATCGGGCGCATTGATGCCTGACGTGTGGCACACAATGCACGAGCCGGGGTTGCGCACGCGATGGTCGTACTTGTCGGTGCGATCAATAGCAAGCTCTTCGGGCACGAACTCGGCGCGCTCGCCTTTGTTGTTGAACAGTCCGTAGGCCTGTGCGCCACAAGGCGTCGAGGCGATGACTTCGCCCGCCTTAAACTTGAAGTCGAAGACAAGCGTTTGAAAATAGTTCTGCTCGGCGAGCGTCTTGTCGGCATCGAACGTCTTCCAGTAATAGCTGGATTTTTTTCCTGTGACCGCAGGCAGGCGCAGCAGCAGCCGATTTTGGCGCGCAACAATGCTTCCGCCTGCCTCGAAGCCATCCACGACGGCGCCGTTCTCAAGGTCAAGCGCCTGCGCCTTCTGTAGCTCCTTGACCTTATCGACGCCGAAGGCCTTCTCCCATTCGCCTTCGTTCTGAGGAAAGTCTACGACAGCCTGCCCCTTGGCGTTGGCACTCCCCAGTCCCTTCAAGACGCGCGGCACATTTGGGACAATGACCGTGGATGGTGAAGTATCGTCAACCTCGCGCACTTCCGTTTTGACAACTTTCTTTTCAACCTCGCGCGGTAGCTCGTACATGCCGGGCGGGTATTCCTTGTCGCCGAAGCCCGGTAGCTTGCCACCAGTGTGCTTGTAAGGCTCCCACTTGGTTTCTTTCTCGATGGCCTCGACTTGCACAAGGCGCTTGACCTTGGGGCGCTTGAGGCCCGGCACGAGCGCCTGCGCCACGGTAAACGGATCGCCACCTTTGGCGCCCGGAAGCTCAGGGAAGCGCTCCGGCGCAAAGAACAGGTCGTAATAGGTTGTGCTGCGCAGCGTCTCGCCTGTCTCACGAATGAGCCAATCGGCGCGCACCATGCCAAGGCAATGCAGCCGCGTTTGACTAAAATTCTTTAGTCCCAGCAGCAGATTCATCCGCGCGGCGGTTTCCCCAAGTAGGTGAGGCGCCAAGCAAAATGGCTCGCGCTCGAAGGCGGCCTGCACAGCGGCAATCGACCATCCGGCGTCGCGAATATCCCACCACACCAAGCGGCCTTCGGTGCCCGGCACATCCACGGGCAATACCAGCGACTGCTTGCGATGCAAATGGTTGAGAGAAAAAACAAAGTCAGAGCGCCATTCCGCCAACAGGTCCACGGGCGCGTTGTAGAATGTGGCGAACCGAATGAAGGGCGCAAGTGGCTCGAACTCGCGCAGGAGCTTAGCTGCATTCTTGCGCGTTGTTTCGTCGAGCGCTGTAAGCTCAATGGCCTTGATTTTGGCGAGCGCCGCTTCGTCGCGCTTGCTCTGCTCGATCAGAAAGTTGTTGGCTGCGCGCGCGTTGTTTTCGGCCACCGCGAAGCCTTCGGGCTTGGCGTATTTCCAGCCATCTTTGGGCGCAGGACGAATGGCCACAGACTGCGCTAGGGCGGGTTGCGCCAGCCCCAGCATCGCTGCCATGAACAGTAAAACGAATCGCAATTGAGTTCCCCTTGCTGGAGTTTTTTAGACGCGCTCGACGAGCGTGCGAACGACTTTATATCCCTTCGCGAGATACTTCGCCACGTCGTCGGGGCTGACCGAAACAACGAGCATCAGCACTTCGTCTTTTGGCTTGGCGGTCGGCTTGGGCGGGCCGTAGTTGGCTTGCATCCACTGAATATCACCTGCCTTGGGGCCGTTGATATTCACGTCGTAGAAAGGCTGCAGCCAATTACCCGCGTCGATATGCGGCATGCCGAACGCGTGTCCTAGCTCGTGGCCGATGACGCGGCCCGCGTCGATTTGAAAGCGCTGCGGCGTGTCTGAGACGACCCACTTTTCGCCGCTGTCGTACTGCTGCTGCTTGGGCGTGCGCGTATTGTCGGCTAGCTGTGAGTACGCCAGTACGCCTGCAGGCCCGTCAATGTGCCCCACGGTGGCGTAAATGTCGGCTGTTTTGGGATTCACTTGGTAGTACAACTCAATGCCGCAAACAGCCGTCCACTTATCCATCTGGCTGATAAACGATTGTTGCGTCTGCGTCAGGTCGAGGCCGGGGAACGCTGCGGCCACATGCACGCCAATTGGCCCCGCTGGCCAGCGCGCTTCGAGCGTCACAGCCATGCGATCCGAGTGCGCGCAAAAGCGCAAATGCGCAAGGCTGCGCGCTGTGGTGTTACACACGTCGCCGGTCAGCTCAATTTTGAATTGCTTCTGATAGCTGACGATGGCGGCGCGCACCTGCTCGTCGGTCGGCTCGGCCCCGCTGGCCAGCCACCCAAGCTCAATGAGACGCGCCACCAATTCGGGACGCGTGTAGATACTTCCAAATTCCATGCTTAGACTCCAAAGCCTCTTGCCGGGAGCTTGGAGTAAAAAATTTTAGTGAAGAAATTATTCGGGCACAATCGGACCTGTGGTGCGGCGAGCGCCGCTGCGCATCTCCGCGTATGTTGGCGGCACGTTTACAGGGTCGCGCGAGAACATGGCCAACATTTGCTGATGCTGCGTATCGACGCGAATCTTTTCTGTCTGCGCTTGAATCTGGAGCGTCTGCAAGTGAACCGCATCGAGGTTGTATTTCATGGCCTCGCTGCGCATTTTGAGCGCCTGCTGTTCTGACTCGCGCGTCGTTTTGATGAAGCTCATCACCACTGCAGCCTCTTTGACGGCCAAGAAGCCGAAGGCCACCACGCTGAGGATGATGGCTGTAACGCGCTCGCCGCTTTCGTGCGGGATGACCGCGAGCGCCACCAGCGCTGTCACGATGCTGGTAACAAGCGTCGCCACGGTTGCATACCACGGGCGCTGGCTCACTTCGCTGGTGGCGTCAATGCTCACCAGCGTCGCCGAAGCAGCCCCTTGCGGACTGTGCATCGTGAAGGCCTCGGGCAAAAGTTGCGCGCCGGATTCTTCGATGATCTGATTCACTGTTTTCCCCTATCAAAAAAATTGTTGATAGGTGCATTATGTCCGCTTAAGTGCCACTCGTCAACCCCGCAAAAAGACTGGCTTGCCCCGTGACTTTTCGATTCCCAAAAAATCCCACGCCAACTCCTGCCCACGGGCCGCGCGCAAGCGGTCCTGATACTCGGCAAGCAACAACATCGGCAACGGCTCCGGCGCAGGTAGTCGCTGGCCATAAATCTCTTCGAGGCGCTGCGCGTCGGCGTCCCAAGGCTCTTCACGGAGCTTGACCGTTAAGCACATGCCCACAGTCAGGCGCTCGTATTGCACGCGCACCCCATTAAGCCAGCCCATCATGACGCGCCCCTCGGCGAGGTCGTGACAGCGCTGGCAGCAGCGAATCAAATTGCAGGCCTCGTGCGCACGATGCGGCTTTACGACATGGTGCGTCGAGAGGCCCGGATAACGAAACGACGTAGCTCGATAGGCGTCGATCCCGCACACGTGGCAGGTGGTGCGTGCGGCGCACCATTCGCGGTAAAAGACTTCGTCTTTGCTTACTTCGGCCCGCTTGTAAATTCGGTTGCGCTTCATCCGATTAGCTCCGCAAGACAATCCACAAAATCACTCAGACGCTCAACGGTAAGCTCTCGATATTTTCCGTTGGCGTCCTTCGTGACATCGTAGGCCGACGCGCCGTCGTTGTCGATGCCACCGAGAAAGCGCAGGTCGCGCCCATCGTTGAGGAAGAAAAAGTAAAAATGATGGAACAGCGACAGCACAACATGGCCGTCGCTTGCAGGTATGCGCACCGTTGCAGGCGCCTCGTCGATGCCTTCGACGCACGGCACGCACACAAGGCAGATGCGCAACGTATCTTGATTGCTGGGCGTAAGACTGCGGCGCAGGTTGTACTCGGCGCAACCCAGCGACGCATACACCGGCGACGTAACATTGAGGAACTGAAATTCCCACGAGCGCATCCAACGCGCGAAGCACTCAGCCATCACTTTCGACGAATAGAGATTGACAGCGCTGGCGCGCACCGGCGCATAAGGCGTGGTCAGGCCAAGACGGTACGCGCTCGAAGCGCCCGCTTGGTAATGCACATCACCATCATCAAAGAGCATGGCAAAAGAACGCGCGCGCCCATCGTCCTCATAGCTGATTAGCATATCCCTAGCTCCTTGAGCAACTGCTCTTCGGCAAGCTCGGCGGCAGACTGCGCGCGGGGCCTGTGGTAGATGTCTGTACGAGGCCCGTGGAGTGTAGTCATGTGCGTTGCGAATAGCTCCAGTGCGGCCGCTAATCGTGCCATGTCAGGCGCAAGGCTGTCTAGCTGCAGCCCCTCAAACACGGTGGCCATACTGGCGCCAACAATCTCACGAAGCCGATTCAAGTCAATCGGCTGCATAGCAATCTCGCGCGCCGCCTTCGCTTGCAGGCGCTGAAAATCGCTAGCGTATTCCCAGCCGTGATAGTACGGCGTCACGGCCTTGGTGATGTCCCACAGATACTTCTTGGCCTGCGTCTTTTCTGGCAGGTCTTCGTACCAATTTGTGAAGTCGTATTTCTCGCGGCCTGCGGGCAGAGGCAACGCAATGACCTTGACTGTGTGCGCCACTGCTGCGAGCGAGCGCGCCACCTTGATCGCGTGCGCCAGTCCGGGTCGATCCTCGCTGCGCTCGTCCCATTTGTCGTGATCGTGAACGATGTTGACGCGCGCACCCACGAACCAATCCTTGTAGCTCTCCTGCCAATTCTTCGCACCGAACGGCGACGTTGTAGCCACCAAGCCAAGGCGCCGCGCTGTCTCAACATCCTTTTCGCCTTCCAGCAGAAATACCTCGCGCGTCGGGAAGTCGCGAAGCGACGCCAGCAATTCAGGCAGACGATACAAAATGCGCGGCAGCCCTTCAATGGTCCACAGGTATTTGCTGTTGTCGCTGTGAGGATACAACGGGTTGGGACGCCGATAGCTAAACTCTTTCGGCTCCCAGCGCACGCACTCGAACGCGTAAGAGCCATCCGGGTTATCGTAGCGGTAGGTGCAAACGATCTTGCGATCCGTGCGAAATGCCCTCTTCCCGCCGTCAGCGAAAATGGCCTGCATTGTGAGGCCCAACGCCTTGAGGATGCTTTCGGTAGGGCAGTGACACGGCGCATGGCACCGCATCACCAGATTGTCATTACGCCCGTGCGTGATCGAAAGCGAGGCGCGCCCGTCATCATGCGCAGGACAACGCGCCGACCAATTGACATCGCTGTTACGGACCACGCCTTTGAGCAGAGAAAACACATGCGAGTATTTGGTTTCAAAATCCATGCTTCCCTCGGTTGACTAAAAAATTTTAGCAGGCACCCTACACACGCAGCGACGGCGCATGCTCCACGGCCAGCGGTGAGCCTTGCTCGTCGCAGTCAATGCGGTAGACGGTGTCGGTTAGGCGCCCCTGCTGCATAGCCTCAAAGCACATCGACATCGCGGCAATCCAATTTGATTCAGCCGCAACGTCGGTAGTGTAAGCCACCGACAGGAAGCGGCGAATCTTTTTGGCGGCGGTTAGCTGCGGCGTGCGCTGCTGCTGCTCGATCCCACACGCCGAACAAAAACGATCCGTGTGCCGAATCTCCGCTCGGCATTGGTCGCAACTGGCGCGAATCGGCGCGCTCGGAAAGCGAATCTTGTAGAAGCCATCTTGGTTCACGAGGCGGAAGCCTCGCAACACCAAATGGCCGTCAAGGACAAGGTCGCAGTTGGCCAGCAGGCCTTCCTCATGCTTCGTCGGCAGGCGCAACCGCGCCGCTGTTGCTCTCATCATTATTCTCTCCCGTTTGTGGTTTCTTCCAGCCGTTCTTGCTCAACTCGTCGATGATCTTCTTAGCCTCGCCGCGCGTTACCGACTCATCGTAGCCGAAACGCATCAGCACACGGCGCTGGCCGTGCGTCGCAGGCTCACGGTTGCGCGCCTCAATAATCCCGTCGATAAGCGTCTTGGCGTCCCAAAATTTCAGGTTGCCCGCGACACGCACGCCGCAGCGCTCCAAGAAGCCTACTTGGCCTTCGGTGGCAGGCTTGCCGTAGAGCCGATGCGGCGTATGCGTTTTCTTGACGCTGAAATAATCGAACAGGTCCACAGGCGTCAGGCCATAAGTGCAGCGCGCAACAATCTGCGCGCGGCGCTCTTCCTCGCTGTAGCGCATCTTCTCGCGGGCCTGCTGCAATGCTTGTTGCGCCGACATCTGCTCGGGCGTGCGCCGCATAATCTCGCGCGCCACGTCAATCTGCTCTGGCGAGTACACGCCTGCAAAAATATCGGCCACGTTGCGCAGCCGATGCGCGTTGACCGTGCCGCATGGGTCGAGAACAGTCAGCACAGGCTTTGGCGAGTTCGCGATGGCCATTCGCCGATCCTTGGCCGTGGCCCAAATGTCTACGCAGCCATCCCAAGGGCGCGTGCCTCGCCCGACCATCTGCGCAAATTTACTCCACGCGCTTGTCGGTTTCGGGACCACAATACTGACGCGGGGGCTATCCCAGCCCTCAGTAAGCACGTCGCAATTGACGACATACTGATACAGGCCACGATTGAAGGCCGCTAGTTTGCGTTTACGCTCGTCTTCGTCCATTTCCCCGTAGACTGCTATGGCCCGCTCTTCACCGCCGTGATAGCGCAGGTTAATGATGTCTGCAGCCGCCTTGGCGCTGGCAACATTCGGCATGAACACCACGGCACTGCGGCGCGCATCGTTGTTAGCGATGCTGACCATCGGGCCGACGACCGCATGGATATAACTCTCCTGCTGCATGATGCGGTCGAGCGCCCCTTGGTCAATGTCCTTTTCTTCGCCCCTTCCCTTCGCCTTTTTTGCCAAGACGAGGTTAAGGTCTTTGACGTGGACAGCAAAAGACTCGATTGGCACTAGATACCCGTCTTCGATCCCAAGGCTAATCGGGTAGCGGTAAGCGACCGACTGAATGATCCCGCCCAGCGCCTCACCGTCAGCGCGCTGCACCGTGGCCGTGACAAAAAGCAGGCGCGCAGCCCCGATACCTACGGGCGCCGCGACGAAGCGCTTCAAGATTCGCCAGTAGGTTGCGTTTTTCTTGACGGCGTGGTGCCCCTCGTCCACGATGACATCAGAGAACTCGTCAGGAGCAAAGCGCCCTAGGCGGCTCGGCTTGCAAAGCGTGTCTTTGCTGGCCACTACGATGCGCTCGGCGTTCGGCCCTACTGAGGCGCGCTTGCTCCCCTGCTCGATGGCCACACTCCAATGCGGGAACATCTGGCGATATTTAGCGACAGCCTGATTGATGAGTTCCTCGCGATGCACCAGCACGAGCGTGCGCCCCTGCGCGAACTCCCCGAGCGCGCAGAACGTCACCGTCTTGCCGGTGCCGGTGGCCATTTCGAGCAGCGTGGCAACCTTGCCTTGGTGCCACTGGTTTAAGACTGCTGCGATGCCTTCGTTTTGGTAGTATCTTTTTTTCATTTTGCTTGCATTCGGTAAACACAAAAAGACAGCTAAAAATTTTTAGCCGTCTTGCAGGGGCGCTGGGCGAGCGTGCTGTTACTCTGGCGTCGGCTCGCCCGCTTCGGCGACTTCCGTGGTGCCTTCCTCTTCCTTGGCTTCGGCGGGCGTGTTCAGCGTCTCGATGAAGCGGGTGTAGGCCGTCTTGCTCAGGAATCCTGCCCCCTTGCAGATGGGGCACGTTTCCTTTTTCTTGCCGCCCTCATGGCCTTTGCCGTCACAGTGAGGGCAGACCACATACGGCTTGACGTCACGGATAACGCGGGCTAAGCCAGAGATACCCGTGTTGACTTCGGCCATGCGGTCGGCCAGAGCCACGCCACCGCGCTTGGCGCCCAAGCCTTCCAGCGTGCGCTTGAGTTCCCGCATCAGCTTGGCGGCGGTGTCCCACTCTTCCTTGTCTTGGAAAATGGCCTTGTGTTCTTCGGGCACCTTGTTACCGAGGCCGTCTGCAATCTCACCGCTTGCGGCCTTGTCGCCTTGGTCGCCTGCTTCGGCTCCCTGCTCGGCCTGCAGTTTTTCGATAGCCTTCATAACTGTGATGTCGCCAGCGGCCACTTGGGCCAACAGCCCGCGACCTACTTTGCCACCGTTTTGTAATTGCTTGCACTTGTAGACGTACACATGGTTGGTGCCCGTCAGCTTAGCAAGGTAAGCCGCCATGTCGCCGCGAATCTTTTGGCCCGCTTCGCCAAGCTCTTTTTTCTTGGCCATGAGTTCAGACAGCGCGTCGGCGCGAATGATCGCTGCAGCCTTTTGGCTGCTGCTGAGATTGCGACGCGTGAAGTTGTCGCGCCACACTTCTTCGAGCAGCCCCGCTTCGTTAAGCTTGAGCGTTTCGTATTTGGCCTTCACGTGTGGCGTCTTGGTGCCGCGTGCTTCGTTTTCCAAGTCGATCTTGGCGTTGACGTAGCGGATAGCTTTCTCGCGGTTGCGGCCGTCCACAATCTTGCCGTCTTCGTTCTTTTTGATCGCGTGGCTGGCGTCGAAGCCGTTGCGCTCGATGCTGATAACCAGCATATCGAACTCTTCAGCAGACATCATCGGGAGCAAGTTGGCAGCCGGGTGGCTGTTCTTGATGATGTCCGCTTCGATCTTCGCGATGTCGATCACGGTGAAGTCGATTTTCACTTCGGCTTCGGTGCTGGCGGTGGCTTGTTCGGTCTTCATTGCGTTGCCCTTTGTAAAAGTGAGGTCTGCTTGCCTCGGTTGTTTGTCACTGCGTTGTTGCTGTGACACAGGTATAATACCCCACCCGGCGCAGATGTCAACTATTTTTTCAAAAGAAACAAAAAAATAAACGCCGGGGGCCAGTCCCCCAGCGCTCTTGCAGCGACTAAAACATTTTAGCCGCGTGCAGGCTACTCGACGGGCGGCTCGCTTTCGGCGCCCTCAATCTCGCCGCGCTTTTTCCAATACTGCGCTTCCAGTTGCGCCTTCATGCTGTCCGTCATCAGCGGGTCGGCGCTGTACATCTCGCGGAACTTATCGAGATTGCTCATCGTCTTGCTGACCTGCATTCCTTTGATGCGCTTGTTGAACTTCTCCACGGCCTCGGCGTTGGGTTGCACAGGCTGCTGAGCAGGCTGGCTCGGCGGTGGTATCGGCGCAGGGGGCGGCGTCTT